TCTTGTTTGTAAAGTCGCCCACAATCTTCCACTTTTCATCTTCACCCCGTTTTCGATGTTGCTTGTCAGATATTCTCGTCCAACTTTATCTATCATAAGAAGACGCGAACTACCAAACTCCATTTGTAAATTATTATTAATCATAATAGTAAAGTTTATGCTACTGCAAATTTTACAAGTGAAGCAAACGCTTCGTTATTATCTCTGTGGTTAAGGCGGTAGCAGAACTCATTAACGTACTTCTGCATATACTTAACCGATACGTTGTGAAACACGCCATACACGCCACGTTTCAACACAGCCTAGAAACTCTCTATTCCGTTTGTGTGGATTCCATCTCCGAGCGAGAAAGCTACGGTATGGTCTATCTTCAACCGTACAAAGTTGCAATCATTTTCTTTGTCAAGGATATTATATCCTGAAAATTGGTCGGTCAGAACGGTAGTGTTTTTCTTGCATACCTTTTTCAATACATTGAAAAGTTGCTTGCCGCTTAATTGCTTACCTTCTTCGTTGTAATTGGCAACAACGGCATGAACTTTTCCCGTATTACGTTCTTTCACGCCGATTACAGGTGTCTTTGAAGTACCGCGACCTCTTTTCGTCTTATTCTCATTGCTATTGTCTTTATTATCGTCCGAATGATTGTTGTCCTTACGAGGTTTTCCACCTACATAGGTTTCATCAATCTCTACTATGGCTTCAAAGGTCTCTTTATATTCTTCTTTCTCCATAGCTTTACGGATTTGATGCAGCATACGCCATGCTGACTGATAAGACCCCATGCCCAATTCTCTTTTCAGTTGCAACGCCGATATTCCTTTACGGGATATAATAACAAGATTCATCGCATATAACCACATACGTAGGTCAAGGTGGGTATTCTCGAATATCGTACCTTTCAATGCAGAGAACTCCGATTTGCAGTTGTTGCAATACAGTTTCCTTCTATCATAGTTTTGATGATAGATTCCTTTGTGTATGCAACCGCACTTAGGACAGACATAGCCGTCTTTGTACTTTGTAGCAACGATAAAGTCAATCGCACTATTCTCGTCTGGAAATCTCTTTGTAAACTCGAAGTAATTCATAACTCTTATCTTTTATGCTACAAAGGTAAGAAGAATATCTCAATTACGCAAGCCTAAAGTGGATAATTCCGAAAGTAAATTATCTCTGTATGATACCTTATACCACTTTACTTGGCTTCTTATCTTTTTAAAATACTTTGCTTTCATTGTTCCTCCTTTATTTTAAAATGTTCAATCAGTTCGTTTACGGTAGCCTTGTGATAACGTCCTGAAATAATGGTTGCATTATCCCAATATTCATCCCAAAAGAACATAATGCCTTTGGGCTCTGTGAAATAATGATCGTTACCAATAGAATCGTCATAAGAAACGCTAAGAATGGAATCTGCTATAAACCACTGCATGTAGTTACTATCATCCCTCAATGCAGCGATAGCCAGGAATAGTTCTTCATTCGTTCCGCAATCAACACTATCGGTTTCGTCAGGATGTGGAATGTTGTTAAAAAACTCAATATTATATAGTCCAAATTCGGGCGAGGTGAAAATACATAAATCTTCGTTAAGTTCCGCCCCAAACAATCTATATCCTAACTCATCTAATTTCTTTCTAAGTTTATAGGTACTCTTGCGTATAAAGCACGGTGTTGTAAATCCCATAGTTATTCCTCCTTATCTATCTTAATATCAGTTACTTTTCCACGACACTTAAATTCATTATGTATTATCTCTGATAACGAGTATAAATTGATCCAACATAGACACGCGATTCCAAATTCATTTTGACATAAATCACGTAACGAACATTTTAAACAATCATTACGTTTCGTTTCCTTCAATTCATGCAGCACCCCATCTATTATTATTCCGTTCTTTACTTTCATACCGTTTATTCATTAGAAGTTACACCCAAACACAATACTTTGCTAGAAACGCCTATATCGTCAAATTCCAAAGTTAAATACTCTGTATCGTAAGGATAAGGGTATCTGCAATTTTTCAATTCTTCATCCGTCAATTTGCGTCTGATACGCATCTCTATTTCAAAATCATCGGGAAGGTTCTCTATGATTTTTCTAAGTTGTCCTACGTTCTTTATTTCCATATCTCAATCTCCTTTCTCTTTAATCCGTTCAAGCACATCCTTGTTGGCTTCTAGTATATCATCGAAAGACGGGATGGGCATCCATGCAACAACATCATCTATCACTTCATCATAATAGCCTCCATTACTTTTCATCCATTTGTTTTTAGATGAAAAATACGCTTTGAATATATCACCATTCGCAACCATTACAATACAATCATCTGATGTGTCACAACCAGCCTTGTCCTTGACACTTATCCAAGGCGATTGCTTGGACTGCCATTCGGCACCAGAAATAAATCCTTCTTTAAACTCATCTGCGCCACATTCGCAACAATCGAATGCTGTATTATGACCATTACAATGTTCGCAATAGTCACGTTCTCCGCATGGATATTCACCGTTGCATTTATAATGAGCGTGGATTGCGTCCCTTGCCGCTTCTTCTACTGTCTGTTTCATATCAAAATACTATTTTAAAATCCTTTCCTTTTAACGTAGGAAGCCTGTCAGTGACAAACTTCTCCAGTTCCTCTTCGTCTATCGGGAACAACGGGCAATATTGGTATCTGAACGTATGTACAAACCGCCCGTCAAGCATTACATCAAAAACCAGTGTTTTCATAATTTGTTCACTTTTGTCCATAAACTAAACTCGGTATATAGATACTTCCATTTATCCCGGTAACGGTATTTGTCATTCGGGTATTGGCAACGGACACAATAATCCGTCTTATATAAAACCTCATAGATTGTACCCCTGTGTTCAAACAGTTCGTTCTCGTCAAGAGTTCCTACTTCTACCTTCTTCATGACCTTATACCAATTCTATTACAACATTTTCGAGATTAACATACAAGTTTACTTTAGATACACTTCCATCTTTGTTTATCTTTTTAAACAATGGTTTGATATCGCACAGGTAACTGATATCATAACCCACAATATAGGCATACTGTTTTGTTTCAGGAACGGTGACACCTGTCAAATCATGCAAACTCGTATATACTGATGCAGGGGTGGTGATACAAACCCTGCTTCCGATAGGATACTTCGCATTGGATTCAATGTACTCCTTCTTTAATTTTATCATTTCGTTCTTCAATTCATTTATTTTTGAATTGATAATTTCTTTCTTTGATTTAAATTCTTCTTTGTTCATATACACACACGTTTAACATTCCGATAAAATCTGTAACACAATAAGCCATACAATGACAATAATCAATCGTCCAACATATTTCCACATATAGCTTTCATTATCATAGCGAAAACAATTCCAAAAAGCATAAATTCACTCCTTTCTAACATTATTGTCCACCCACCTCATTGCGCCCTTTAACGCATCAGATGTGGACTTATAAAACATATCAACAAAGAGATCCATCCGTTCACCTTTTATTATCCGGTACATGAAGTCTTTTTCTCCTGTGACCTCTATTGTACAGCCTTTATAATATGCAACGTATTTTTTTTCTCATACGGCAAAGATATAGTTTATTGGTTTTCCAACAACTTTTTATTAACTTTTATTAAGCGTTTTTCCCAGTCGTTCAGATTGTCACCCGTATTAATTTTCTCCATAACCGAAGCTATATCAAAAGATTTACATTTTTCATACAGATCACTCATTGTCGTTCCTTGTATGATAACTCCGTTCTTTTCCCCGGAAAAATATCCGTCAACACTCTCTATCACATCCCATTTTCGTCCTTCCAGGATGGATTGTTTATTGTTAGTTCCCATTATTTCAAATCGTTCAAATTATTAATCAATGTAATAGGAGATTTTTTTCGTATTGCATCAAATTGTTCTTTATCCTCATTCGTCATATCCTCAGAAGCATCCCATTCGTCCAACATGAAAATATCAATATCTCCTTCATATCCATCATTGTCATTCAGTTCAATACAAATATGTGGATAATAATTCATATCAAGACCTCTATCTTCTGGAAGTTCAAAACCGAGATCATAGTAGAACTCATAAAACACACACGTTTCGTCTATCGCATGATTTTCATTGTAGTAATAAAGATCATTCGCCTCAGAATGCAGCAACAAATTCCACAAAGCACTATAAGTTATTGGCTTTAAATCGCAAACATCATTTGAAAAATGTTGCCTAACATACGCATATCTATCTGGGTTTTCTCTGATAATATCTCCCCAATAGCCAAGTTCGTTTTCTATTTCTTTATGTGTCATAATTGAAAAAATTTTATTATACAAACTCTATATCATTCAGATTAATCGGATAAACTTCATAGACTACCACCTGATCAAATTCCCTATATTCATTTTTTTATTCAAAATGTTTGCCATCAATTTACAGTTATAAGAATCACATAATTCAATTAATTCAATAGATGGAACTTCAAATACTTCTATCGTATAAAATCTCTTATCCTTATTAATTCTATAAGAAAACATAGATATCATTTGTTCCTTAATGCCATAATAAGCCGCCTGTTGGTTTTTGCCAAACTCCTTATTTATTGATCCGCTGTTATTGCTCACCCTGTAACGTAGCTTTGCAGGGGCTTTTGTTTTGTCTGTAATAATATTCATATTTTTTCGTTTATTTTCGTTTTTAAGTCAAAAATTGCTCCCGGTAACAGTGTCGCTCTGTTTGTTGTTCTCCATACCGGGAAAATATTTCACATTATTTCCGCTTTATCTTAACTCTCTGAATGAAACAGTTTCAAAATCGCTCTTAATGACCTCTATCTGTATAGGCTTAACAAATCGGTCTAATTCCTTGCGTATCTCTCTCATTTGTTCAAACGGTACGGTTACAATGTTATCTAATATTATTATATATTTTTGTAAAACTCACAATACAGACCGTACAGATCTATTATATCTGAATCAGTTAGTATTCTCCTTAAAACTCTTATTACTCTAATTACTATCATTACTCGTTCAAATATGACTTGGGAAGCAAAGGGAAAACCCTTAACACTTCATCAAAACGCACGTTCCCAAACTTTTTGATATATACGGAAAAATAACGTTCACTCCGCCTACGATCAATATTTATGCATCTAGGTACGTCCTTTCGATTTAACGTATTATAGTCGTTTGCGTGCTCTCTTACAAACTTAATCAATTCAGGCGTATTTATGTACATTTTGATTATGTTTTGTGTCCTGGTGCCGTTATAATACAGGCGTTTAACCTGTTTATCAGGTAGCTTGTGTCCGTCATAGCTTTTCCAAAACTTGATATTTTCCTTGATAAGATCCAATGTATCAATACTTCTGTTAGCTTTAAACGTTCCTATCTTAATACTTTCATTGTCAAAAATAGGAGATAATTCTTTTTGTAAATTTTGTTTTCTCATTGTAAATAATATTTATTTATGTTTATAATCTCCAGCATAATCGTGCCATATTCTATAATCGTAATTATATTTAGTCGCTTTACGTTTTATAGAACGACTGTAAGTAGGAGAACCGTCAAGTATATAGCTTAATTCTCTCTTTAAAACCGCTCCGATTAGCGGATAAACATCTAAATAATTGCCATCACATTTACTTAGGTCTATTACTTCGTTCTCTAGAGCACGTTCTAAAGCCTTATCCATTGCAGATATAACACTTTCTTTGACAAAATTGTACTTTTCGATAAATTCTTGTTTTTCCATAATACTATTCATTTAGATAATTCATCAAGTTTTGGCAATACCCACGATTTTAGGTATAATCCCAGTCTTTCCATAACATAGTTTGCCGTAGCTTCATCAAACGTAGGGCAATCGCTCGGTATTATTGGTTCTTGGAAACACCCCACACGATTATCCACTATATTGTTTACCTTGGTAATTGCTTCTTGTAATTGGTCTATAGCGTATTTCTTTTTCATTGCTGCATTATGTTTTTATAGGTTATTGTAAAGGCTTAATTGCTCTCTAATAAATTGGATATGTGTTATTTGCTCGTTAAACGGTAAAGAGTGTATTTCCTTGTAAAAATCGCTTTCGCTTATGATTTTGCAATGGTTGTCTTTGCAATACCTTTCAAAGTCCTTTTCCGTGCCGTTCCCGAAACTGAATGCTTTTTTGATCTTTTCGTTGCACCAAACGGAGTATCCACCGTCTTGTATTGCGTCTTTGATCGAGTTGTACGGGCGGCCTGATATACCATTGCTGAAACTGTTAATAGTAAATTGTATCATAATTATATTGTTTTTGATTGATTAATAGGTAAGTTCCGCCAATATATCCGCATTGAATACGGGTAACTGTTTTGCGTATCGTGTACGCCCGTCTAGGGGTGTTTCCGTAATGGTTAGCTCTAGTAATTTGTATATCGGTGTATTCCAGATAGGTTTTTCTAGGGCTTCTATTTCTTTGTACCGGGGCGAATCTATATATATACCTTTTGGACCGTGGTAAAACTGTTTAAAAAACGGGTGATCTTTATGTCTGCATACTAAATGATAACTTATGTGTTTATATGCTATATCCTTTACCGTTTTTGAGGCCGATTTACAAATATATTGGCTACCTGTTTTGCTGTTTTTTACTGTTACTAGTATCATAATGTTTTTTGTTTTTATGGATAATATATCGGTATTGATTGAGATCTTTCAATAGAAGGCTTTATTTTGCCTTCTATTGGCGTTTTTGGATGGAGTATTGCACACCGTCAAGTATATATTTTGCGTGCTCTTTAGCCGCTTGCTGTTTTTCTTGTCTGGTGGGTGTTATTCCGTCATACTTGTACAATAGTTTGGCGGCTTCTCTGATTATACTTTTCATCGCGCTGCAATTTGCAAGGTATTCTATTGATGGCTGTATGCCCTTGTTTGCCTTCTTAATTATGCAATTTTGCAGCCATGATGTAATATCGTATATTTCCCGCGTATTGCGTATATACATTGCAAGCAAATTAGGTATGTCGTTTCTTGTTTCCATAATGTCACGTTTTTAAATTGTTATTGTTTCTGTTTTTCTACATAGTCTGTTACCCGTATGGATAGATACAGGCAACCTAATAGTATTAATGTTTCGATCATGCTGTATATTTTTAACAAAACGTATCAAATATTTATTACAATTATTTACCAAACTAATATTGTCAAAGATATTCTTATATTCGTTATAAGCATAACGACATACAGAAATAGAACGTTTTAAATTAGTTCTATTACCTGTTTCAAATTTACGTATATGTACGTATGTTGCAATATTTATTAACAAATCCTTAGCTTGTTTTACTGTTATTATTTTAATTTTTGTAAAAAGTCGTTTAAATCATTTTCTGAATAATCTAAATAATTAGGTTCTGGATAGCTGTTTTCGGATAACCAATCACAAACAATATCGTACAACTCATTGTCTAGCCCGTTATCGTTAATATATTGTTGCGCCGTGTCTGCAATTATGTTATATTTCGTTTCGGTATAATATTGTCCTAAATAATAAAAATCTAATATATTACCCGCTATAATTAACTCGTACAATTCTTTTGCAGGTTCCCCAAAAATAAACGCGTTTTCACCGTTCCAGGACGTTTTTTCATGTACTATATTTTCTTGGTAATATTCTTTAAAGTAAGATATTATAACCTTGTCTAAAAATGATCCACCATAATCGGTGTAAGCGAAATTAAGGTATATATCACTATGTTTGTCTTTTACCTCCTGTACTAAACTTTCAGAACCCACGTATGTCGATATGCTCGCAAAATCTACTAGGTTATTATTTGTTCTCATTGCTATTTTTTACTTTTGATTTCTCCAAACTATATAATCATTATCACTTTCAAAACACATATAACCGCCAAAAACCTTGACAACATGTGTGGGGGTAAACGGGCAATTTTTAATCGCCCGATACCGTGTTTCAACTTGTGCAAAAAACGTTCTCATTGTTATTTTAATTTAATTGTTTATTGTTTTACTTAATTCACGTGCAAAACGCTTAATCATTCTTTTGCGTTGACTAAAATCGTAATTATAATACAATTTTTCCCACCGTTCGCACACTTTGCGCGCATTTTCATTTTTTGTCCCAAATGGTGCATATCCTGTACAAATAGCTATATTATTATACGGTGCTGGTAATTCGAAGATATTAGCGGCCCAACCTTCTATACGTTCCGTATGCCCAACTTTTGTAAGATAATTTTGTATGTACTGTATTTCGCAATATCCTAGTAATATTACATTTTCTTTGCCATAAATACGGTATATTTCTTTTCTTGTTGTTTTCATAATTCTATAAATATTTAAATTGTTCGTTATTCGTTTTATTCTTCTTCTTCTGTTTCCACTTCGTCCAAAACTTCTGAGATAGCTTGGCCTAACAGATAACAGCGTATTGTAACATCGCATGCCTCTGCACCTCTCTCTATATAGCTCATATCACATCCTAACTCCGTTAACGCCTCTCCTAACAGTTCCCAATTGTGACACAGGTATTCCTCAGCCGTCCACGTGTTAAACGTATAAGACCCTGACGCGTTCCCTGTTACGCTATCACATGTAAATAGTGTATCATTAAGATCCTGTTCCACTTCGTCCCTATTTTCGGAGGTTACTACTATATTGTTTTCGTTGATATAGTTTAAAACGTCCTCTTTAATTGCTTCCAAATAATTGTATCTTTCCATAATTGTAATATTTAATCGTTAATTTTCAATTGTCCATTGTATAGCATGTTGCGCAGCCTGTAAGGTAGGATATATAATACACTCGTATTCTGGAGTTTTCCACATACAAAAACCGTACTTTTTAAAACTTTCCTTAACGGGCTTTTCTAAAAATTTGGGCAAATTTTCCTTATTCGCTTCGTAGCTTGTAATTTGCCCGCCAATCGTTTCTACTGTATAAACTATCATAATATATAATGTTTAAATTGTACTCTGTATCTATACGGGCTTGTAACCGTTACCAATGTATACCAGTGGTAGCTACATTACAGTATGCGCGTATGTATGTTTTTACGGCTTATATATACCGACCAGTATTAAGACTTACGTATAGGATACACACGCACATACATTATATTGTATTAGGAAAGCTATTCGCATATTGCACTAAGTTCCTATCTCCATTATCAAGGATACCCGTACTTCTGTATCGTGGCTAGCTGCACCGCTATTTAATATTCCGCTTATTTCCTGTTTGCGGATCTGTACCACGATCTCACCGTGGCAAGCTGTTTCAATATGTCATATATCGCTTTGTCTTTCCGACACTGCAAACATACAGCGTTTTTGATTAGGTTGTATATTTCGTTAACATTCATTATAAATTAAGCCCGTTTTTTCCAAAATCAATACTTTTTATATACATATTTTAAATTAATATTGCATAATATTAATAGATCCGACCATGCAAGACCTATTTTAGCTTAATATTATGTTTAATTTCAAGATTTTTCAATGTTAATTTGTGTTAAATTTGTTTGTAAGTGTCTGAGCGTGAGGGAATTACGAAATCTTCGTAGATGTCACTTGTAAAGATATTTTATTTGTAAATATTTAGAAATTCGATTGTCGTAGAAAAGAATTTATTTTTATTTACAAACGTTGAGAAACGTGGTAGATAAACGTGTGTAATTACCTGTAAATCAGTGCCATACCCCCTTTTGTGGAGGTTTCGCTGCGGGTGTGTCGCTCCCGATAAATTTTTTTCTGAAAAATTTTTTTTCTCCAAATTTTGCTCGGATGGCTGATTTTGCGTTTTGGAGGTGTATTTTCGGTAGTTTTCAACAAAATAGGATAAATCTTTACATAAAAAGTTACGAAAATCGTAGGTTTTTCGGTGTGTTTCGTAGGTGTGGTTGCATTTTTTATGTCTTTTTTTGCAGTATAAGTTATTGGTTTACAGTATTCTTCGTTGGTTTCGTCGTTTTGATATGTATCTATACTAAATTACGTATGCAGTTTTGGTGTTTTATGCTGTATGTGTCGTATATGTGATGTACGTGTATATGTATTGTAATAGAGCATGTAAGGTGTACGTGTATGTATATTTTGTATATATATATTACTTTTAACATTTAATATGCAAATTAATAGGGGATTTTTTCGTATATGGTTACGATTCAATTTTTTTTGACAAGACTAAATAGCTTGTTTTCAGCTATTTAACCACTAATTTGCGCGAGTTTTTTGACAAGTGTTGAAAAACGAAGAGTTTACGAAGTCTACGAAAAAACAACGAATTTCGTAGGTTTTTTACGAATTTTCCCGAATTAATTAGTTGCATATGCAACTATCAGTGTTGAGATTTTTTATTTTATGTTAAATTAAGTCAATTTTACATTTCTTAACGTAGAAAATAATAAGTAGATAAAAAATTATAGTTAAATCATTTTAACTAAAATGAGAAAAATTATTACAAAAGTAAAAAATAACAACAATCAATATTTTTTACTTTTCCTATTCAAATAATACTGTGGACGTGAAAGTAAAAAATCTTGTGTAAAGAAAGATAAACTATCTTCCTTGACACGTATTTGTTAATCACATAAACATTTGTAGTTAATTAATTTAACTACTAGTTTTCGTATTGTTTTTTGCGCTATATTTGCAGGTAAAATCAAGTAAAATGTGTGTGTAAAATATGGAAGAAGAAATAGAGATTAAACTTAGGTTGCCCGAATCAAGGCGTGTCATATGCCTGTCCGATGCAATGCCCGACAGGGAGCGTTGGTACAAGGGAATGAGGGTTCAGACACGGCTGTTCGGGTGGGTTACGCTCGTCAGCTTCAGGGACCGTCACTGCTGTCTTAAACTTGACGAGCCTCTGGAGGACGGAACAAAGGCTGTGTTCGTGTCGGAAGCGTCATTCATCAAGCGTGTGCCCGTACCTTTAACTGCAAAGTCTATGGCTGCACAGGTCGCTGGTGTCAGCGTGGAGGGTGAGGTGCTGGAGTACGAGAGGAAGATGAAGAGAAAATGGGAGAAGGAGAGGAAGCATATAGCGGAGATATGTGCAAGGTACGGGTATGTGCTTCCTTCCGAGTGGAAACGGTCGTTAAGGAGATTTGCTTCGTGGTGTGAGGGCCAGGTAAGGCAGTACGGTCATATCGTGGATGCCGACTATCTTATGCGGCATGACACGTCCGTTGTGGGCGGAAGGAGCGTGGATGATCTAAGGTTCGTGCCCGATGTGGATATGGTGGATGGGACCGGGGCGAACGGGAAGCCTTCCGCCGCTCGCGTTTCACGGTGCGCGCTCATGCCGGGAAGCATCGTCACCGCCATACGCAATGCAGGGAGCGAGATGGACAAGTCGGTGTCGTTGTGGCGGAACAGCTACTTCGTGAAGATGAGGCGTTTCGGGTACACGTTCAATACCTGCTGTGACGGGGCAAAGACACGTGATGATGCGTTCACATGGTTTAAGGACATTACCATACAGTACATGGCTGACCTTATAGAGTATTATGGGATAAGACGTGATTCCATCGTGTGCCGGAAGCTGGAGCACATCGCGGACGTTTACTATTCTCTTGACGATATGGACGCACGCCCTGACATATCAACGGACGATTATGACCTGTATCCCGTTGTAATGTTCGGGAAGGTTGTGGACCGGGAGAAATCGGTAGGATTAGTAGGATCGGTAGGATCGGTAGAGAAAGGAGGGGAAAATGACTGTCGCTGAATCTGCAAAGGCTTCTTATGAATACATCCTTGATTCCGTTATGGGCAAGCTGGCGGACAAGGGCGGTGGTCGCGGTTTCCGTAAAGCCAGGGATGAAGGCGAGTGGAAGCGTTCCATATCCGCTATGGTCGAGATGGATATAGCCGATGCGTGCAGGGAGTGCAATTTCAGACGCCACAGGAGCGGTTCTATCATGGCTTTTGACGGGAAGATATTCGTTCCCATGATGAAGGAGGATCTGATGCGCCTGTGCATGGATTTGTGCCGCATAAACGGTCTTAGCGAACTGTACATGACCGATACGAGCGAGCGTTTCTATCGTACCATTGTGAAGAATGTGACGCATGAGATATTCAATCCGAAGCGTAACTTCATCACGTTTGACAATTGTGTCCTTGACACGGAAACGATGGAAACGTTTGATTTCTCGCCCATGATAGAATCGTGCATACGTATCAATATCAATTATGACCCGTTGGCGCGCAGCCCGTTGTGGGAGAAGTTTCTGGACGATGTGATCCCGGTGAAGGACACACAGGATGCCTTGCAGGAGTTTGTGGGGTGTGCCTTTGTTGACAGGAAGAAGATCAAGATGGAGAAGATGTGTTACCTTCTCGGTTGTGGTAGTAACGGTAAGTCGGTGTTCTTTGACGCTGTTGTCAACGCGCTAGGGAAGGATAATGTTTCTTATATGGAGATGGCTGACCTGTCGGGTGACAAGTCTACGTGCGAGTACAATATAGCTATGATAAACGGCAAGCTGCTCAACTACGCTTCCGAGATGGGTGGGAAGGATGTGAGCGGTGGCAAGTATAAGAAGTTCATATCCGGTGAGCCTACTATGGCACGCCTTCCGTTCGGTGAGCCTTTCCTTGCCGACATGATGCCGCCTTTCATGGCTAACCTTAACAAGATGCCTTCCGTTTCGGACCAGACTTACGGTCATTTCAGACGCTCCCTTGTTATCCCGTTCTATCGTGTGTTCAAGGAATCGGAACAGGACAGGTCGCTTCCGTTGAAGCTGTCAAAGGAATCGGCAGCCATTATCAACTGGATCATAGAGGGTGCAAGACGGTTTGTTAAGAACAAGGGTGAGTTTACGAGAAGTTATACGATAGAATCCGTTACGGAGAATGCCAGACGTGATTCCAACAGTGTCCTGTCGTATCTTTACGATTCGGGGTATGATTCTTCGGGAGATATTGAGGAATCCGCCATTCGTGACCGTGACCTGTATGTGAAATACATAGCATACTGCAATGACTGTGGCGTAAGACCTTACAGTAAGAGAAAGATGGTTGACATGATACGCCAGGAAGGCTATTCCGTCACTTCCGCGTGGGATGAGAACAGGAACAGGCTGTTTCAGGTTGTCCTAAGACGGAAGTATAATCCTGACGAATATCTTCTCCAACAGGCTGATGATATAATGAAGGAGGATTTGCCGTTTTAAAGGTGGTTTGTTTTATGATAAATAAATACCCTTTTTGTTTTGTTTATTGATGTATATTCCATATCTTTGCATAAAAAAGGAGATATGGAATATACATTTAATAATGTAAAAGTAGAAAGTGTTAAAGATGGATGGTTTAAATCGTCTGTTTTTAATGTGTTTATAGGAAGTAATTCTTTTAAACATACTGAATTAAACAGTCTTAATCAAGATAACATAATTCGTCCTAGTAAAAAGGGAAGAGGAAGTTGTGTCCTTGTTAATGGAGAATGTATTAAAGAATGGATATCTAAGTCTTATAGGCTTTCTTTGTTCGAGAAAAAGTTTTTTATACACGAGCTTTTTGTCCAAGGATTAGTTTCTGATTCTGATATATCTTTGAGAAAAATAGACGAAAGTGAGTTTTTCTTTGAATTGAAATCATTTATGGAATCATCTGGAATTAATTTTACGATAGAAAGGCAGTACCCTATAGAGCCATATTGTGTTGATATTTTAATTAATGAATCCATTATAGTTGAAATAGATGAAAACAGACATATTGGATATGATACAATTGATGAAATCAATAGAACCAACTTTTTAATAGGCAAGGGGTATAAGGTCATTAGAATAGACAACAAGGTTAATATTGGAAAGTTTATTGGCATAGTCTATAAATGTATTATGGATAATAATTTCGAGTTATATAAAACTTATTGATATGGATACATCTATTTTTGGTCAAAAAATAACTGTTTCTGATAGTGGAATGTATTCTGCTACGGATTTGATTAAAGCTGGTAATAATTGGCTTTTAAAAAATGGTAAATCTTTGTTTTCATGGCATGAATGGCGTCAAAGCAATAATACAAGGGAGTTTATTGTAGAGTTAGAAAAAAAATATGGTACTGCTATTATCAGCGGAAGGGGTAGAGGGCATCATACATGGGTTCATCCTTTTTTATTCTTGGATTTGGCGTTGGCGATAAATCCAAAGTTGAAAGTTGAAGTGTATGAATGGTTATTTGACAAACTTCTTGAATATCGTAATGATAGCGGTGATTCATTTAAAGAAATGACTGGTGCGCTGTATAATAATTGTTCCAATAAAAGCCAGTTCTCAAAAGCTATGTCATTATTGTGCACTATGATAAAAGAAGAATGTGGTATAACGACAGATTGGCAACACGCAACAGAAGAACAGTTGTTGTATAGAGATAAGATCCATGAATATATATCTCTTATGTGTGACATTTTTAAATGGAATAACAATGAAGCTGTCCGTGTTGGTTTGTTAAAAGCTAAAAAATGGAAGGAGAATAAGTTATCTGTTTAATATTGTTTAACCGTTATTGTTTTTACCATATTACTTTAATATGTATTTTTGCTGAAAAATTTTATTGTGTATGGATAATAAAGAGATTGTTTTATTTGATAGAAGTATTCGTGTTACTTCTGATTGGTATGTATGTGTGTATGATGCCCAGTGTGCGATAAATGAATCCCGTAACAGGACTGGTTTGAAAAGGTATAATTTCAGCCAGTGGTTAAAGACGCTTTACGTGAGTGACATGGTTTGCAGTATTAATGAGAGCGGCAAGGATGCTTTTAAGGTTGAGTTTGACAATGATTCGGGTAAGATAGAGCAGTATTGTCATTTTGGTGTGTTTGTTAATATGATTTTGTCGGCAAGCCCTGTTAGTGGTGTGTTTGACAATGAGGATTGGTTTAATGATTACGTTTGTGATGTATATTCCATTGACGGTCATGTTTATGAACACGCCAAGATACTTGCCGTTGGCGGTTTGTGGCGTTATACGACAAAGAATGCCAGGTTCAGTGATGATATCCGTATGATGGATGATATCATGTATTCCGTTCCCGATGGAGACAAGGATGCCGTGTATAGCCTGTTCTTTGATTTGCTAGGTACGTTTTATTACAATTGGGAGTTTGCGTTGCGTTATGCGAAGAAACTTCTTTTAGGGGATGTGGAGGAATGATTATGAGGTGTTTTGTTCGTTTTGTCATGTTTCTCATATACGTTGACATTTTATTTGTTCTTCTTGTGTTTATGGTTCCTGCCGAAATGGTGTACCGATGGACGAGTGGACGTAAGCCTGGAGGATATGTTTCATGCCTTTCTGATTTTCTAGGATATCCTGACGGTTATCGTTATACGTTGAAGGATTTCTTTAGGGATATAAAACAGGGATGGCGTAATTTTAAGTAGCATGGGTTCTATTGATTATGAGTATATATTTGCCAATCTTGATACTGTGCTTGGGCTTCCTTTAAGGCGTAGGGGTAAGCGGTGGACATTGCCTGCCAGGATAAATCTGGAGAGCCATAGCAGGAAGGATAAGCTGGTTTTCTATATGAACAAGTCGGGCAGTATTACCGTTACCGAGCAGGGAGGTGATTCTGTCAACCTGTTTGATTTTCTCGTGTCTTATCTTCCCGGTTGCAGTAGTGCTTCTGATGCTTTTAGGATTCTGTCAAGCCCGGAAGGTTGCAGGATGAGTTTGAAGGATTTCTACGAGAGGGAGTATGATTCGGGTAGACAGGAATCAAAGTTTGTTGATGTGAAGTATGTTGACAGGCTTAGCGATGCCGGTCATTGGAAGGGTAATAACCTGTACGAGTACCTTTCAGGTGTTTTCGGTGTTGATTCCGTGAATGATGTGTTTTCAAGGTATAAGGTAGGCTGTCTTGGAAGGGAATCCGCTGTGTTCTGGTATTCCGACAAGGATGGTAACGTGTGCCATGACAACAGGATAAGATATGGGGCGAACGGTCACAGGAAGAAGGAAACCCATGCTTTCAGGAAGTTTACTACGGGAGAAGGGTTTACTTATCGTGGTTATTTTAAGCCGTTTTTAGGGGATTATTGCAGCGATGCGATAACTTGTATGGTTGAATCGGAAAAAACCGCCATAATAGCTTCTATGGCTTTCGGTAACGGTTTTGTATGGACAGCTTGTGGCGGAATGAACCAGATTGGAAATAAATTGCCAAAAAATGTTATTTTGTTCCCCGACTTTGATAATAAAGCTATATCTTTGTGGGGTGACAAAGGACGTGTGGCAAGATGGTGGGAACACCCTATCCTGTCTTTTGGATTGAAGCATAACGATGATATCGGAGATGCTGTTATTAATAATTTGAATAGTATTAACATTAAAGAATTTAGGAAATGGATATTGGAATAGGAATTGATTTTAAGGAAAATCTTCTTTCATTGCGTAATTATATCTCTTTGGGATTTAGTTGTGATGATATTGATTTCAAGAACGCAGCTATTGCTTCCATTGACAGAATGATGGAAGAAGTGTTGGATGATCATGATGTGAATTTCTTTGACGCATTGCAGAATGTGATTGATAACCTTAGTGAGGTTAATACGGTAAAGGATTTTCACGATATTTGCTGTGAATTTTATCATGTGATGGATGAGAACGAGTGTGTAATGCACCGTGAGTTCTTTGAAAAACTGAAAAAATATCGTGAAAGCAAGATTGAACGTATTGTTCCTTTGAAGGAAAAAGACTGTATTGTCATGGGTAATAAGTATGTTGAATTAGGTAGCGGCAAAGAGTGTGTTGTTGACAGCATTATCCACATGCTTAGTGAGAATGACCGAATGATTAAAGATGCTGTTTTGTATGTAGACCATCTTGGTCAGCGCATAGCGTGCTCTATTGATGAGTTTAGGAAAAAGTTTGGGGTGAGGAAGAAGTAAATCATATATAATTTTGTTTTAATCAATTTTATTGCTATATTTGCATAATTAAAATTTGATAAAAATGAAAGATTGTGGTATTTATATGTTTTTGTATAAAAACTATTGTTATGTTGGTCAATCTATTAGAATTTCTAAAAGAATTGATGGTCATAAAAGGATGATTAAATCTAAAACTCATCCAAATATGGATAAAATATCAGACTATGATATTAATGATATTGAATTTTCTGTATTGGAAGAATGTAATCCATCCGATTTAAATAGAAGGGAAAAGTATTATTTTGACATTATGTCTAAAAAGTATGTAATGTTGAATAAAGCTAATTGTGGTATGTCTGGTGATCGTTTTTCTGATAGGTATTTTTTATTAGATAAAACTCCTTTTCTTGATTATGTTAATGGGGATTTTTATATTGATAATATTGTTATCGAAAAGAAAGACGGTCTATACTGTTTATCTCAATTGGTTGATTTTATTTTGGACAATAGCACATATTCCGTAAGTTTAAATAACATTATAAATACCAACGAATTTGCTGAACGTATATATGAATTATATAAGAATAAAGGTCTTGAGATTCCAGCAAAAAGATGTTTAGTAAAAAAAATGAAGGATTTAGGGATATATAAGTGTGTTGGTGCTAGGGGTAATAGAAAAATATTCTGTGATTTTGGTGTGTTTATTACTTTTGCTTATATGTCATGTCCTCCATTTGGAGCGTCTGTTTGTATGATTATTGGTAAAAATTTATAAGAATAAGCATGCCTAAAGGAGAGATAAGGATTGACGGTAAGGTGATGGGAAAGGATTACGGTAGGTATTTCTATTCTCCGCGTGGTAATATGTGGGCTGTCACCTTGTGTACGTATGACTGTGATGATGGTCGTATGTTTGAAAAAATAGAGTTGTATAGGACTAAGGATGAGGCTAGGGAAGCTGCATTCAGATTAAATACGGAGGAACACAATGGGTAATACGGATTCAAGTGTAATAAAACTGCCTAATGGGTATAGATTGAAGAAGATTGATGATTGTACTTACGAGTTGGTAAAGATTGACGATTTCAAGAAAGGAGATTTCCTGTTTGCTAAGAGCAGGACAGGACATGTCAAGGATTATGTATTTATCAACAATGGTGGTTTGAAAGCTAATTTCTTGTATGAGGACAAGAATACTCTTATCTGTAATTCAGAGTTTAACTTTTCTAACAACTATGATATATCAAAGGCTACTCTCGAACAGATTGCTGCCATGAGAAGGCTTTTGTCCGAAAATCATTTCACCATTGTTGATGGTGAAGTTGTTCCAATTACAGATCCTGTTGTCGGCTTTGTTATTGTAAATGATGTGATTTATCCTGCAAGCAAGATTTATAGAAGCAGGGAATGCGCTATGTATGATTTAAAGAGAAAAATAAAAAAATGAATCAAGTAAAATTCGTAAAATTAAGACGGGATGCAGTTCTTCCCGAAAAAAAAACTGATGGTGCTGCCGGGTATGATTTGTATGTTCCTGACAACACGTTGATAAGAAAAGGTCGTAATCTGATTAAACTTGGTATAGCCATTCAGATGCCATCAAATATGAAGGCTATTATCAAGCCTCGAAGTGGATTTTCTCTGAAAGGTATTATTGGCGTTGACGGGAAGTATCATGACGCAGATGTGTTGGATGGTGTTATTGATTGTGATTATACTGGTTGTATCGGTGTTATAGTGAAGAGTTTTGAGAAAGAGCCTTTCTATATTGCTGCCAAGGAGCGAATTGCTCAGCTTCTTTTCAGTAATTATATTGAGGTTGAATTTGTTGAGGTTGAAAGCCTTGATTCAACGGATAGGGGTGATGGAGGTTTTGGTTCCACAAATAATTTAGGCAAATGAGAAAGAAATTTTTATTATTTTTTGCTATTTCTTCAATAGTATTATTGGGGTTGTGTAGTTGTTCCAATGATAAGGATGATGAATACAAGGATGCTATTATCGGGACATGGGAACTTGTTCAGGTAAAAGTGGATGGTAGATGGTATCCTATGATAAGACCTACTTACGCTAAGTTTAATCATGATGGTACTTATGTAGGAAGGGGCTATTTTGGAAATGGTTACGGTACTTATGATATATCTGGTAAAACCATTACATGTTATGTTGATGGATGTGAGTATGTAAGATACGAGGTTGTTGAACTTATGTCCAATACATGTACGTTGAAGATGATGATGGGAGGTGACAGTATGGATATTAAATGTGAAAAACGATGAAAACAAAAAAGATAAACAAGATTTACGACAAGGGCTATGACAGTATATTGAACAAGTATTTTATATTAGCCATGTTTGTTGAGTTTGGTGAAACTAAGTATGACCGTATCTTCTTTTCTGATAAGAAGGATGCGGATAACATAAAAGTTGGTGATTTGTTATGATTGGAGTTATATTGAACAGCAAGGTTAAAATTATAAACCGTGATAAATACATTTCACTTCACGGTAAAGATTCTGTAAGCAAGTCAAATGTATTCGGTGAATTTGTCACTGTTAAATACTGTTTTGAGAATGGTGAAAAGTTTCTTTGTGCGGATGACCATGGTAAAGAGTATATTCTTTTCTCGGATTGTATTGCTTATGTTGATCATGTTAAAGAGAGAAGTATTCTTGATGAGGCAAAGGATATCCGCATCAACAGCAGGCAGTCTGACTATGGTGATGCAGTAGTCAATTTTGAAAATATTTCCAAGATGGCTTCTTTGATTACTGGAAAGGAATTATCTCCTTATGACTGTGTTGCTGTACAGATAGCTGTAAAGCTATGCAGACAGGGATTTCATAAAAAGCGTGACAATATGGTTGATTTGGCTGGTTACGCTGATATAATGCAATTAATCGTAGACCGGGAAAATGTGGAAAATGGGAAAAAAGGCTGACAACGCTTTGATTTTTAGGAGAGTTCTAGCGGCAAGCGGACTCTCCGATACTGATGTTAACAGGAAAAGCAGAAAGCATGATATTGTGATGAACCGTGCTCTTGTGTGCTGTGTCATGCGTGATATGGGTTTAAGTATGTCTGAAATTTCTGATTTTCTATGTATTGACAGGAGTAGCATATACAATCTTTTAAAATATTCTTCTGAACTTGACGAGAGGGTAAGGGAGATAAAATTTAGGATAAAGGAGGAAAGGTAATGGGTTTGAATAAAGGATGGGGTAAACTTCCCCTTAGTAACAATCTTCTTATTGACGATGAAAAACAGAAGAAGATTGATATAGCAAAGCATATTGATGATGCGAATGAGATGGAGTTATGGGCTGCGTCCGCTTATGTCATAGATACCAATCCTGTCTTGTTTTACAGGGCTACACACGTTGTTGACGAGGGTATGTCAGAGCGTTCTTTGCTTATGAAAGCCAAGCAATGGGTGAACTCTCCAAGAATAACCCAGATTGTCAATTATGCCAAATCTTCCATGCTTGCTTCCGATTATGTGACACCATCCATGAGGCGTGTATTGGAAGGTGAGAATAAGGAAAAGACAAAGACTTTGATAAACAAAGATAACCTTGAATTTGAAGATGCGATAAGCCTTATAGAAAGTTTCCTAAAGCGTTCTGATATAGACACTGCTGATTTTAAGGATGTGAAAGGTGCGCTTGATATGCTTGCAAAGTTCAAAGGATGGCTTTCTGACGATGATGCTAGTGAGGATTTCTATGACAAGACCACCATAGCGTTTTTCCCATACGATTGCGACAAGTGTGTACGTGCCAAGGCAGGGTTATGCAACAAGTGTGTATATCATCGTGAATCAACAGGTGATCTTAGTGATGATGAACGTAAATGGATAAAGGAAAACGATACATGGAAAGGATAGTCTATGTCTGTAAGGAAAACCACTAATTTAACGGTAAGAAATAAAGAAAGGGAAAGGCGTGTAAGGGAAATAGAGGAAGAGGGAGTATTTGATTATTTCCATAAATTTACTCCTGTTCAGTTGTACAAGTACCTTTCACCTCTATGTAGTATTGATGCGTTACGGATATTGCGTTTGTGCGTATTATCCGCACAGAGGGGAGATAATATGATAACGTTGAAGTTTATAAGGAGGCAACTGAAATACAAACCTAGACGTTCTGTTTTTGATTCATTGATAAATGCCGGATTGATAGTAGAACCAGTTCCTAATGTTTTTTCCTGTACGGTGAAGGTGAATGAGTATTCTCATATATTGAGCATGATGCGTATTGATGATAATGCTCCCGATGTCGTAGATGTGGATGATTTAAATTGTTACAAAGTTGTAGCAGAGGATAATATTAGTTACCGTGTTGTTAGCAAACGGGGGAGTGTTGTAAAGAGTTTCACTGAAAAGAGTGAAGCAAGCAATTATCTTGATAAACTGTATTTCCCTAAAGGTGAAGATGGTGACGTGGAAGCATTGTCGAAAGAGGAAGAGGAAGAATTAACAGTGTGATTAACAATTTTATTATTGTTTTCTGTATTAGTTTATTTTTTAATATTACTTTTGTCGCATGAGATATTGCTATGATAAAGAACGGTATGATTATCTTGTCAACGAGATTTTTAAATGTGGCAAGATACTTAAAGAGAACACAACTAACGGTAAGGAAGTTAGTTGGAAGGTTTTCTGGATAAGAGTGGACGCTCACAAAAGAAGGCTGTCCGCAATGAGGGAATTGGACAAAATAAAGGAAGAGAAATATAAAAAATAAAAAAAATGGATTTAGTATTAAATTGTAAAGTAAAGAAAGTAGGTCAGTTACAGACTGGTACAAGTAAGGCAGGTAATCCTTGGCAAAAGAGAAATCTTCTCGTTGAAGAAATTGGTTCTACATATACCAAAGAGGTGTATTTTTATGTAATGGGCAACCTGTGTGATCTTCAATTGAAAGAGGGTGATACTATTACTGCCCATCTTGAAATCAGAGCTAGAGAGTACCAGGGTAAATATTACAATGAAGTTGGGTGTTTTAAGATAGATATGCCGCAACCAGTACAAGCACCTGCTCCTGCACCAGTTCCATCCCAGCCTGAAAAACGGGATGATTTACCCTTTTAAAATTGCAATGCTGTCAGAAATGTGTGGTTTTTGCCTATATTGATTAAATTCTTGTTTTTGTTTGCGGATGGAGGTTTATCTTTTTTGCCATATTTCGGGTTTTCCTCCATCCGATTTTATTTGTAGTTTAGAATCAACTATCCACTAGGCTAAAAGTCCAGGTTGATTAGACTAAGTACGTTAGGAGAGAATATATAGTTACCAAGGGGTGTTTGCTCAAGCCCCTTGCTCTAAGGTCAGTGATTAAACAATTCTGTGGGGTAGGAATAGTGTTGCTGACGGGAAACCTCTCCATAACATTGTCGATGAGCATTTAACGGAGAAATCCGACTTATAGTAAATTAAAAGGCATTTATAACCAATTAAACAATAGATTGATATGAAAAAGTACATTGGAACAAAACAGATTGAAGCAGAACCTATGACAAGAGGTGATGCGTGGGGAAAACATCTTCTTAGAGAAAAACCGTCAACGGAAAATTTCGATGATGAGGGCTATCATGTCCGTTATGAAGATGAGTACGAAAGTTGGAGCCCGAAAGATGTGTTTGAAAAGGCATATAAGATTGCAGAAACACCAGTTGACCGTATGCAGATAGAAGCCGAAGAACTCAATGGAAGATATGTAAAGTTGGCCGCTTTCATAGATTCAGGGAAAATGGATGAAGTCGTTAATGATACATACAACAAGTGTTTGCTGGAAATCCAATGCGGCACAATGTTCGACTATATACGCCTTCTTGACACTCGCATACAACGTATGCAAGGCTCTGATAGCGCAGAAGTGCGGAAGATGAACTTTGGTATGGCGATCAAGGCTCTTAAATACGGTTATGCTGTCCGTAGAAACGGCTGGAATGATAAGGGCCTATGGGTTATCAAACAGGTACCGGCACACATTGATAGCGACATTATTCCAAAGATGCAATCTCTTCCGCAATCAGCAAAAGACCTTATTGTGAAAGGTAAGGGCTTTATTGACTATATAAGCCAATGTCTTATCTACAATGAGAATACTGGATGCGCTGATTCATGGGTTCCGTCTATTAGCGATGTGTTTGCCGATGATTGGGAGATTGTTGTTTAATTTTGGCTTAATTCGCAATAATTATTATATTTGTGGTGATTTTGGCACCGCAGAAGATTCTTAAAACAACATTTTATGACTGTTGTTTGTATTTTAAATCTTTTCATAATTTAATAAGGGGTAGGGGGTGGTATAGTCCTTTTCATTTATGCTATAACCACCCCTTATTTATTAGGCATTTATAACCAATTAAACATTATATACATGAAGAATTTATTCAAAATGTACAGAAAATGGAGAAATAGAAAGTTTGTGGAAAAGATAAACAAGGTCTATTTCAAACAAGATTGAGAAAAAAAGAACTTCGTGAACTACTCACGCCTAAAGGCGTTAGTTTCTTCCTGCTTCTTCCTGCCACGGCTTTTTAGGACACTAGGTCGGTCATCCACCGTTGGACAGTCCACAGGCTTAACTTTCCCACGCTCCGTGGGTAGGGCTTTTAAGCCAAATTCCTTTATATTGCAAGCTGCATTGAAGTCACGGTCATGGTGTGTGCCACATTCCGGACAGACCCAACTGCGATCGCTAAGTTTCAATCCTTTATACACATAGCCGCATTTTCCGCAAGTCTTTGAACTTGGGGCAAATCGGTTTATCTGAATGAGGTTCACACCATACCAACTGCATTTGTATTTAAGCAGCGTAAGAAACATCCCGAAAGATGCGTCACCTACTGCTTGTGCCAAGTGGTGGTTTTGCATCATTCCTTTCACGTTCAAATCCTCCATGCAGATGGTACGCACTTGGCTGTCGTGCGTCAGTGCATAGGTAATTTTGTGAAGGTTATCTTTACGGCAATTGGCAATATGTTCATGCAACCTAGCTACGCGGATGCGTGCCTTGTTTCGGTTGGCAGAACCTTTCTGTTTGCGACTCAACCGCTTTTGAAGTAGTTTCAAACGGTCAAGGCTTCGTTGCAGGTTTTTCGGGTTGTCAAACATTCTCCCGTCAGAACATACGGCAAGTGATTTGATACCCAAATCTATGCCCAAACACGTATCGCCATGTATCGGTGTTGTCGGAAGTTCTTCAATGTCCGTGTCAACCAATACGGAAGCGAAGTATTTTCTCGATGGTGTCATGCTGATGGTGACGGTTTTGACCATTCCCTTGAATTTGCGGTGAAACACAGCAGGAATATCCTTTACTTTCGGTATGGTGATTGTTCCTTTGCCGAAATCCACGACGCAATGCTGGGGACACTGAAAACTCTGTCTGTCCTTTTTGCTTTTTAACTTAGGAAAGCCTACTGCATGAGTATCACGGAAAAAGTTCTTAAAGGCGGTGTCAAGATTGCGGATGGAATTAAGAAGGGCTTGTGAATTTACTTCGTTAAGCCATTGTTTGTCTTTCTTCAATTCGTTAACCATCATATCCTGAACAGTCTTGTATGATACGGACTTTTTCTCATGTTCATATAATTCAATCTTTAGCTTGAGTGCCCAATTATAGACAAAGCGACAGCAGCCGAAGGTCTTGGCAAGCAAAACCTTCTGTTCGTCTGTCGGATAGATTCTATATTTGTAGGCTCTCAGCATAGATTATTTGTTATTAACTGTATTGCAAATATATAATATTATTCTTATATTTGCAAGTGAAAAAAAACTTTTTTTTATGACTTTAGCAAAAAGATACACATCAAATGCACATTGCGTTTCCAATTTGGGATATCACATTGTATTTTGTCCGAAGTATAGGCGGAAAGTACTAGTAAACGGGGTAGATGAACGATTGAAAATTCTGTTGCAGCAGAAAGCAGACGAACTTGGAATCACCCTGGAAAACATGGAGGTCATGCCTGACCATGTTCACCTTTTTATACGAAGCAAATCTACATACGCCATTCATTTTGTAATAAATCAATTGAAGGGTTATTCTTCGGTTTGCTTACGAAAGGAATTCCAATGGCTGCGTAGCCGATTACCATCACTTTGGACACGATCCTATTTTGTAGAATCTATTGGACATATATCCGAGGAAACGGTAAGAAAATATATAGAAAACCAAAAGAATGTATGAACAAAAGCGGGAATTCTCGCTTAATTCTTAAATACCGGGTATAATATACACAAGCAATGGGCATGGAACGGCAGCTTAGGTCTGTCTGTGTGTATTCTGTATTGCTCATCAATGCAGAACTGGCATGGATTTTTAGACGTTACTGCTGTCCTCCATCCCTTGAAATTTGGAATGTTTTTCCATGAGTTGTAATTTGCTTCATTGAAAATACCTAGAATCATCTGTTGTTCTATAACATACAACTGGCTTATACCGTTTGTAGCATATCCTCTACCGTAGTGTTTCTGTTTGCTTGGCGGAATAAATGATACGTTATATGGTGATGATATGTTATTCCATATCTTCTTTTGAACCTCATCTGTTATTTTTTCTATATTGTTCGTTTTTATTGACAGTAATGTATTGGCAAGATATACTTCAACAACAGCGCGAAATCTGTTTGTGTTTGTGTTTATTCTCTGCTTTGTTGTTTCTCCACCGTATGTCCTTTCCATATATTCCTTAATGCCGTTATCCGTCATTGAAATATACTCCCATCCAAGATCATCGTTTAGTTCGAGTGACAGCTTATTGCTTTCCAATACATATTGGTATATGTCGTTATATATATCCTCACGGAACTCTTTGGTCAGTTCCAGCACTTTTTCTTTTTGGTTATCCGGGAGTTTTGATATTGACTTGAATGATTTAGCCCCTGCCAAAAGAAATACGGCCAGAAGGTCTTTAGAGAACTTCTCCGCACGTTCTTTGGTTGACGATTTGATACCGTTCGCAAGTCTTTTTGCTTGGAAGTAATAGTCTGCAATCTTAGATATTTCTTCTTTGTTGATCATTGGCTTCTACTCTTTCTGTTATTCCGTTTGCTACCATATTTATCATAAAACTCTTGAAATCGCTTTGGCTGTAAACTTTTTGCCCAATTGATGCTAGAGTTTGAAAGATTACAATTTGATTCTCATACAAAACCTTTTGGTTCTGTATGATAGCGTCAAGTTTCGATAATATTTCTCTTTCGTTGTCCATAGTGCAAAGGTATGTATTAGACTTTAATTTACCATACAAATTGTTTTATTTCATTGGGTGTCATTGTATGTTTATATGTAATGTAATAAAAAAGGCAACAGTAAAGATTCACATCTGCCTGCTGCCAAAGTAAAAACATCGTAATGGTTCATTTACATAGTGCAAAGTAACAGAAAATATGATATATTTGCAATGTTTAAATAGATAAATAATGTTAATTGTTTTGTAATACCTAAAAATATGGGAACTATAGATTCTATAAGAAAGACTTAATTCAATGACTTTATGTTTGTACATAAAAAAAAGCAAGAAAAAGGGTCCAATCTATTTCTTGCTTATTAAGGTAATTATATACGTTTATATACGTACATATTGACGCTTCACCGCCCCGACTACTGTCGACCACTCCACGTCCTCAACCCCTTCTACCAAGGGTGATACTAATTTAGTTTTTGCATGAAAATAACTATTTAAGCTATATCCATTAACGGATGCTTTATGATAATGCAAAGGTAAATATAATGTTTTATATTTCCAACTGTTTTATGCGACAAAAATTGGGTTTTCAACTTTAATTTAGATTTATATAATATTGTTTCATTAGGTCCAATTTTATTTCTTTTTGGCATTTCTTAAACTCTGGTATATTCCCTCTTGTTTCTCTCCAAGGATCTTCTCTTTTTACCAATAATTCAAGGTGTCTATCAGTACATTTATTGTATATTCCAACAACTTCGTTCAGTAATTGTTCTGTTTTACTTTTCAGTTTAATGTTCTCACAATCTTTTACTTTTATGTTTTGGAAAAAATCTATGTTATTAAATCTGCTGAATTGGGATGGTACAACAGGGCCGTGCGCCCATGCTTCAATTCTTTCATCAAATAAAACCTCATTGAAAATTGTATAATGCCACGCTTGGCAATAATATAACAATTTTTGTAATTTTGAATGTGTTATATTGCCATGTGTCTTATGTATTATCCAATCTGCTATTTGTCTTGATTTATACATTTTTGTATATGCTTTATAAAATGTTTTATTATGTGTGCAAATGTACGTGTTTATTTTGTATCTTTGTAAAACTAAATACATTTTAACTATGGAACTATTAGTAGAAAGAAAATGGTGTAAGCCTGATTATACTATAGGGCGTTTGTATATTGATGGTGAGTTTTTCAGTAATACGCTTGAAGATCGTGTTGTTGACGTGAATAAGAACGGAGTGTTTGATGGAAACGAGAAGAAGGTTTATGCTGAATCTGCTATCCCTTACGGTAGATACCAGGTGATATACAACTGGTCCCCAAAATTTGGGCGTAATATGCCAAGACTGTTGAATGTGCCTCATTTTGAGGGTATTCTTTTTCACGCTGGGAATACAGCAAAGGATTCTGCCGGGTGTATCCTTGTAGGTAACAATACATCAAAAGGAAGGCTTACTGAATCACGCTATACTTCTGACAGGTTGAACAAATTGATTGACGATGCGATAAAGCGTGGCGAACAGGTTTGGGTTACGATAAAGTGATCAATCATACGTTAAAGGAAATACAGGAGCGATGTTTTTGTCGCTCCTTGTTTTTTAGTAATAATAGATTATGCACAGTGCTATACTATTCTCGCCAATTTTCCATCGGACGGTTTCCCGCCAAATAGGTGATTGATATATGCAAGACCTTTTTGTGTGCATAGAACAACCATCACGACAAATCCTGGGTGATTCTCTCTTGGAATAGGCTTTTCTTTCATCTCGAAGTACCCAGCATCAATATATTTCTGTTTTGGCTCATTCCTGTTAGCAAAGAATACTCCTGCTTCACGAAGTTTCTTGAACAAGGTATTTCGTCCGAATGGTAAGCCGAGTATCTTGGCAGCCTGTCCTATATCACATTTGCCTTCCATCGCAAAGGCTTTGTCGGCGAAGTCCGCTTTCGGCTGGAGCTTGGAATTTTGCTGTTCAAGACACTTAATCTTTTCCTCCGCAATCTCTATACGTTTCTGTAGAATCTGCTGGGAGCGCATCAAGATGTAATCATCATCCTTTAGTAGGGCTTCCCGTCTGTTGAACTCATTGATGAATCTTTCCTTAAACTCTCCGGCTTTTGCCCCAGTGTAGCCCATGACAAGGAAACTAAAACCGTCCTTTGTCATTTCATAAGCAGTCTGTTCTCGATTTCTACTATCGATGTAGGTAATAACGCCAAAATTGGCGGCATTAAAACTCGCTGAGCATGAAAGACTTTCAATGTCTCTGACTACTTTACTATGTTCTTTCCCGAACACTTCCGCAACAAGTAACGAAGTAGTCACATCGTTGCCGTTGTTGTTTTGAAATACTAATTCTGCCATAATCTGTGAACATTTAAGATTATAAGAAATTATATGTGGCAACTTTATCAAAAAGAAAGCGGTTGCACTTTACGCTGTTCACAGATGGCGCATTCGCTACGAGAGCAAATACTATAATCTTACGTAAAGGCAACCGCCAATATCCAATAAGGGCATAAAAAAACCATGTATGATATGAGCAACTTAACCGCTTGCTTAACGTAACGAATGCAATCGTCATCTGTGAACGGTACAAAGTTACGCAAACTTTCCATACTACCAAACGAAAACAATTTTTTTTTTGAAAGCTGCGTCGGCAAAGTCCGCTTTGGGCTGGAGCTTCTCTATCTGTTTTTGCTGATTTTCATTCTCCAAAGCCAAGCGTTCTTTCTCTTCTTCGGCTTGAATCACCATTAAGGCAAGCTCTTTTCGGGAAAGTTCGTGCTTGTTTTCCTCACATGCGATAAAGTATTTTCTCGCTTGCTTTCCACGCTCGTTATTCTCAATCATGGAAAGTTCCTTTGCCATGCTGATTGAGAGAGCATATTCGATTCGTGTCGTAACTCCTATTTCTCGCTCCACAATTTCGGTGAATGATTGAAAATCAACACCTTCAACAAAATCATAAGATTTAATGCGATCTTTAATCCATGTTGAAAAATCCCTTTTACTTTCAAGAAAAGAATGCAAATCACGTGCATTAACGGCTTTCTTACCGTTATTATCACTAATAGGAATAAGTTCATTCGTTGTGACGTTCATATTTTAACGAATTGTGATAAAAAGAAACCCTCCGTAGGTGTGAACGTCACAACATACGCAGGGCATAGAAGTCGCAGATTGTTTCCTTTCTGCCACCTTAGAGGGATTCTTAATATCTTGTACAAAATCTGTTCGATTTATTTTGCCAAATATTATTATGTTATGACGTTCACCACAAAGTAAATAATAATTTTTGATATATAAAAACTTTGTGGTGTGATTTTTTTTTAAATTAATCCAAGTACCATACCTACTGCTCCCCAGAATACATCTCTCCATTCGGGTACTCCTTGTCTAAGCCACTTATCGTATATTATTTCTTTTCCTACAAGAATGAACAAGGTTAGTGCTATTGCTGTCCATACGGAGAAAAACCATTGTGCCATGCTTACTACAAGTATTCCTGCAATGAGGTGTTCCATTCCGTCAACTCTCAAATTGTTAAGGCATATATAGTCCAATGCCCTTCTGATTTTTCTTAGTAAGTTCGTAAATTTTCCCATAGTTTAGCTGTTATCGTTGTTATCGTTGTTTTCATTGTTTTCATTATTTTCCTCTATCACCCTAGCTTCCATATCGTTTAATCTTCTGTCTTGTTCGTCCATTCTATCATCTTCATTATTTGCAGAAAAATCGCTTTCCTCTCTTGCTGTCTGTAATGATATTATTCGGGAGTTCACAAGCTGAACTAGTGTATTGTTCCATTCAGAGAAGTCTATGTATGAGTATGGCTCTATGGTAGCGTTTATTCTTAAAGCGTTATAACCTGTCGCGTCACCTTCCATTACTCCTACATAGTATTTGAATATATTGGCCATGTCATTTATGGCTGTATTCATCATTTGTGCATCACTTCTCGCCCATTCCATTTCTGGCTCGTAATACATTGCCGTTGTTCCAGTAGGTCTGTCACCTGATGATGATTGCATTGGCGGAACAACACCGCTTCCGTCAAGTATCCCGTTGTATATGTTATCTATCTCAGTGAACAGTGAGTTTGAAGCGTCCATTTTACCCATGAATTGTGCATCATCTTCTGCTCCTACACGTAAAATGGAAGTTCCTCCCAATCCGTTTCTTTGAATGTTTATTCTTCCGTTTGTCTTGATAAGTAGCATTTGGAATGCCTGTCGTGTGTTGTATTCTCCTATCATGGACATTAAGAACTCGAAATCATCTATCAAGTCCTGTACTGCCCCCCAAAATGGAAGTTCAAGCCGTAGATATACTACAGGTATAAATCCCAGGTTATGGAATTGATGCAGTTGTATGATATTTCCGTTTTCGTCAATATCCGTTGCTATATCTCCGTTGGAATCAAGCGTGTAAAACTCATCTTTAGTCCATACATCGACAAGTGTGTCTGTATGTTCTTCTCCATCAGCCGAGATATATGTGGTTGTATATTCCCTTGCGAAAGCTATTCTTTCCCCTCTTCTGTTTTTATGTTCATACAGTATATCTCCTTTTGAGTAGCTGAAAGACCTGTATTTTATCTCGTCCTTATCCTTATATATATATATGGCAGCATCCCCTACCTTTCCGGCTTCGCTTATAAGTTCAAACTTGGCTGTTTCCATGAGAGAATCAGTCCAGTATTCCTTGTATGTTGTCAGCTTATCCCTGTTCTGCTGGTTTGACGCGCTTTTCTTTATCTGGAATTTAAGAGGATTGGTACATAGGTGTGACACCCTTTTCTTATGTATCATCCTTTGAAGAGGAAATGCTCGTCTTTGCAGTACATAGGGAGTTGATGCCAATTTCTTTTTTCTTTTCTGAGCACCTACATTCGCGCTTTCATCATCCGATGATGTGGCATCCTCGTCTGACGGGATACTGTCTTTCCAGTCGGGTCTGTTGTGTATATAATGTCCTGATGTATCCCATTGCGCTAGGAAATCATCCTGTGACATATATTTGTATATCAAAGTGGAGCGTCTTGGCTTTTTCTTTGTTCCTCCACCTCTCCCATCGTCACATCTTGACGGAAGTGCCACTTTGAACGGTTCTTTTCGTAATAAAACGTCTAATTTTAAAATTTCCATAGGTGTTATAAATATTTTAATTCATCCATTATATCGTTAGGTATGTCAATCATTACATCGCATATATCAAAATATGTCCTGTATAAAAATGTTCCTTCTATCAAGTCAGGAGAGCATCCTACAATCTTTTTTGCCTCCTGTTTTTTCAACAGCCTTAGTTTCCCGTTTTCCCTTTCCACATCACGTCTTATTGCTCTTCTCTGGTCCATCAGTGCTTCCCGTATTGTTTTGTTTACATATGGTTTGTCAAGAAGTTCCGGGTTTATACTGAATCCGCAATATCCTAGGTTTGTTCCTTTTATACGTGTTACCATCTCATCGGCAAGCTGTGCCCTTAGATCGAAATAGAATCTTACAGGTTGATCATCCTTGCTTTTGTCTAGTCTTTTCGGAACACCTCTAAGTATTGCCAGGCTTTCGGGAAATGCGTCACGGAATGTAGGTGCTCCAAGACCGTCAAATGCCAGTCTGTTTTCACCAATTCCCCATTTCCGTAGATTGTTTCTTACCCATCGGTTCAAATCCCTAGGCTTTAATGTGTTTGACCATTCTAGGTCTTGTAAGTGATGTCCTATGAAGTGCCCCATTACACAAACGTCACCAAGACCGTATGCTATATCCAGTGTAGCACATTCAAAGTAATCGTCAAACACGGGCTGCGATGAGAACATTTCCTCCATTTCGTCACGGGTTATCCACTCGTTCCCCCCCCTTATCAGCTTCCATGAACCTAATGCGTTTATGGATACTTCCTGTGCTGTTCCTCCAAGGTTTTTCTGATAGTCGGGATTGGAAGCCATAAGTATCTTGTTATCTTCCAGTCCGGAAGCTATAAAGGTTATGCTCTTGATGTATCTTTTACAGTTTGTTTCGTCAATTTTGGTATTTTTACCGAATCTTGCGATGATATAATCTTTTGCCTGAGCAAATACTTCTTGTGGGCTGTCACCCCATGCTGTTTCATGTATAGTATCTCCATATTGAAAGAAATATCTTACTTTTCCCGATCTTTCTGGAATTGCTATTCCATCATCGTCTACCCACCATGATACCATTGCTCTCCAGAAATCGCTGTACGGATTTGGGTTGCACGCGCCTATAAGACTTGTTCTTAGTCCTGATGATGAACGCAATACTGTTTGAAGGTAGTTTATGATAGGTTCCGTTGCCTGTGAGCACTCGTCTATCGCCACCTTCACAACGTTACCACCTTGTTGTCTGTCCTTAAATTCATTTACGCCTTTTTCTCCCGACAAGCAGGCATCCCCGAAATAATCGTACCGTATTTCACCTCCTGCGTCAAGTCTTGAAAGGCGTTTTGAATCAATATACTCACCATAAGGTTCAACCATCTTTGAAACCACTTTAAGTATACCGTCCGCTTTTTCTGCGGATGTCTTGTCCTTACGGAAAACGAGTGCGGAGAATGACGGATGGTTGCATGAACTCAGTATATCCATTCCAAGGCATACGGATTTTCCTCCCCCACGATTTCCGTGAAGTATCTTTATCCCTGCCCTGTTCCTTAGAAATGCCTCCTGTGAACCTTTCTGTGGGGCAAGCATATTTACCTTGTACCCCTTGCTTCTTCTGTCCTCTATATATCTTTGGACGAAATCAAGGCTTTTATATGGTATGATTCCCCTTTTGCCATATCGTTTCAGCGATTTGACAACATCCTTAGTCTTTAATCCTCGGTATTTTAAGTCAATTTCTTCCATCGTTTTCTATGTATCCCGCAAATATAATATTTTTTTAAATATTTTTTTGCTTATACACATTTTTTAACTACATTTGCATCGGTAAGAGGTACTTACTGTGCGCAAAGGTATTGTGCATGAATCACATAAAAAAAATAAATAGTATATGGATGAAAATGTAAAAGTCATTTTTGAAGGTATCAAGAATGCGTTGGGAGAAAGTAGCTCCGTTATTACAGATCGTACAATCGAACAGACAATTAATGAGTTCTCAGCGTTCGCACCGCAGGAAAATGCGGAAAAGTTCTGGAATGAAAGTGTTGTGAATCATTTAAAGAACACTGTGGCAGGTCAGGTAAGAGCGTTTGCGTCTGATAAGCGCAAAGAGTGGGATACAATCAAGGAACAGGAGATATCCAACTTGAAAAAAGAATGGGAAAAATCACATCCTGCACCACAACCTACACCAGCACCGCAACCACAACCTACACCGACACCAGCACCCGAACCGAAACCGTTTGAGTTGCCCGATGATGTCAAGGCTAAACTTGAAGAGTTTGAAAAGTTCAAGAAAGAGTTTGAAGCTAAAGAGCAGGAGGAAAAGCAGAAGCAGATTGTAACTGAAAAGCGCAAGAAGCTGTCTGATTTGATTAAACGCCCGGAAGCTGGTATGCCTAACGAGTTGTTGCGCAACATCATTTTTGAGAACATTCAGATTTCGCCCGAAGAGGAAGATACAAGCATTCTTCTGAAAATACAGGGAAAGTACAATGAAACATGTACGAAATACACAAAGGATGGCATTAATCCTTTCATCTCTGACAAGGGTGGTTCTAGCGATGTAAAGTCATTCATAGATAGAAAGAGAGAAGAAGATAAGGCTAACAAGGAAAACAACATTGTCAGCCGATATTACAGTAAAATTAACAAATAGTTTTTTTAATTATGAAAGCAGGAGTTCTTGCAACAAGTTATAGTAAGATTGGTGGCGCAAGACATATCTTTTCTAATGATACGTCTTTGCACGTACTGTTGGTAGGATGTAACGTTCCAGTAGAACGTATGCCTACAGTTGGGAACAAACTTCCGGCTGGTACCATGATTAAATGTGATTCCTCAAAGCAGAATGGCGGTGACATTCACTATTCATTCAGAATGTATGAGAAATCGGAATCGGGTACTACGGTAAAAGTTGAAAAAATCATGGGTAATACAGTTGCCAAGGTTGGTATGATTGTAGGTAAAGCACCTACTACTGCCGCAGGTACTACAACTGGTCTTACCATTAATGCTATTGATTCGTCAAATGACGAATATGATATCCTTACATTGTCCGGGGATGCAGGTAAATTGGAATTGACCGATATTTTGGTTGAAGTTACACAGGCTGGTGCTAGCGCAAAAATCAAGGTTATTCCCAATGCTATCCTGCCTTATGATGTTGACACCATTCCTGGTGCCACTCTATATCCCTTCAACGGTGCATGGATGGTGACAAGTGAGATTTTGGAAAAACGCATTCCGCCCGTAGCTTCGGCAATCAAAAAGGCGATGAAGGATGATGAATCATATCCTTGCGTTTTCCGTTACACATTGTATAACTAATTAAATTTTTTCGTTTTATGCAAAGATCGACATTTAGTTTCTATGATTGGCATTTCTCTGGGGAGATGCAGGAACTTATGGATTATGCCAATCAGAAATTTGATAACGAAAACTGGAGAAGCTACGGAGATTGGGATGTTCCTCAGATGAGTAAATCATGGAATGTCATGGTTGACGAATACACACAGGCTACCCGTCCTGTAATGCTGGCTCCTTTGGCTGAAAAGCCTATTATGGACACTACTGGATTTGAATGGTATTCGGGCCGTATTCCGAAGATGGGTCACGCCATTCAGTTTATGGAAACCGATATTCAGGAGTTCTATGAACTTGACATTCCGCAAGGTGCATTGCTTGACAAGATCCGTGAGAAGTGGTTCACAAAGATGGAAGCGTGTATCCAAGGCTTCCATACCGAGTTGAACTGTATGACTTATCAGGCTCTTTCTACAGGTATGCTTAACTATACAGCCAGTGGTACTAACTCAATTCCTGTTCAGATCGACTATCGTGTTCCTGCAAAACATAAGTTGAAAGCGTTAAAACAGAAATGGTTTAGCGATACAGACTGGACACCGAACGAGAACGCTGATCCTATTAAAGACCTTCAAAGAATGTGCAAGATTGCCGACAATGACAGTGTGCCATACGATCATTTTGAAATGTCAAAGGATTTGTATGATAATTTCTTGATGCACCCGAAAGTGACAGCAGCAGTACAGGCACGTCTTGTTCCTGCCGCAGCATCTACTACAATTTATCCTATGAACAATCAGGAGATTGTTGATGTGCTGATGAAGGTGTTCTCTATTCCTGTGATTATCCCTATTGAGGAAAAATCAAAATGGAACAAACTTGGCGTGATTGAGGAAGCCAAACCGTCTTTTGAAAAGAATACCGTTGTTCTTGTTCAGAGCGGTCAGTTCTTCCGTATCAAGAACTCACCGTCAATGTATTTGCAGGATACCAACCCGGCTGTACGTATTTCTTCTTTGGAAGGCGGACGTATCGCGTTCTTGCATCAGTATTCTTCCGAACCGTATGCGGAGAAGAGTTCAGGTGAGTTGTGGGCGTGTCCTGTGATGAAGAATCCGAACAACCTTATCATCATGAAGGTTGACGAACAGTCAAATACGGGATTGTAAAAAGTTGAACCATGAAGGTCATTATTGATATAAATGGCGAAGGCACAGCAAAGGGCGCAGGGGAGTATTTCATTGGAGATACTCTCACGCTCCAAGCTATTCCCGAAGAAAGTGTAGAGTTCGGATACTGGCTTATTGCCGACAATGAAACATTGAAGCCGGAAGATAGACTGAAAGTTTCGGATAATCCGTTTACTATTCAAGTTACCCCTCAGATAACAGCAAAGGGTAACATGAAGGTGGAAGCATATTTCTATATGTCTATGCGTGAATATCTGAAAGCACAGATTGACTATGAGTTGAAAAACACATCGTATATCAGTGTTGCCCAGAAATGGGGATTTCGTTTGTCTGATGACAGCCGTGAAACGTCTGAGATGAAGAAGGATTTGGCTTATGCTGACTTGTTGCTCATTGTTTGCACTGCCCCTTCAACGATACAGGGAAAGACGAAGAAAGCCGGGAACTGGTCAATTACCGACACAAGCAAGACTATTTCTATCAATGACAAGAAAAGATTGGAGCAACGCGCAAAGGATTTATACGCCAAATGGGGTTTGAATTTGGATGTTGGAACTGATGTTGAAATAACTAGATTAAGATGGTAGTATGGGAAAGAGTATTTTAGGTGAGGATATGTTTCCTGATATGGTGAGAATTTATCAGAACAAGAACAGTTCGGATAAATATCAGACCACTCCGTATTGGGAGATGATATACGAAGGAAGGGCAAACATACAGGAAAAGGATACAGGTTCGGAAACGAATGATGTTGACAAATCCGAATATGCCGCCTACCTAGAAGATAACGATGTAACCATACCTTCCGGGTGTCTGTTGGATTGGCAGAATTTTAACCATCCGTTTTCGGACAACAGTAATAGTTGGCGTGAGATAAAGAAACCTCCATTTAACAATATGGAATTTGGTACGGTAATATACTTTAACCAAATAGAAAACTAGAATACTATGACAATCAATTGGACGGAAATAATACTTGCTTTGTTGGGTACTAATGGTATAACCCTTCTAACTTCAATGTTACTGTTTAAGCAGAAGAAGGAAAAGATGGAAACTGAAATTGATTCTTCTACTTTGGACAATCTTGAAAAAGGGTTTGCTATTCAAGGTGCTCAGTTGAAAAAGGCGCAAGAGGAAATTTTGAGTTATCAGCAATCTCTCCATGATGCTTATCAGAAGATACAGGAACTTTACAATGAGATGAATGATATTAAAACAGAACTGAAATGCGCTAAAGATGATCGAGATTTGCTAAAAAAGCAGATTGAGAAACTGAGTAAACCAGTAACAAGAAAGACAAGTACAAAAAATGCAGGCAAATAACAACGATAAAGTATTGAAAGAGTTTGGTAGTAATGTCCAGCTTGCCTTGGATGCTTCTATTATGCAGTTCATGGAGGATATTGCCACGAATGTCATGGATGATATAAAAGACATGGAGGGATTTACCAATCAGACTTTCAATCTTGAAGATAGTTATGGTTGTGGCATTTATAAAGATGGGGTCCTAAAGAAGATTGTGTGGGCAAATGCAACAAAAGTTGCAAATGAGCCTAGGAAACGTAACAATGTCGAGTATTGGGGGCGTGAACTTGCCGAAGATTTCTTCAACAGTTATAAATCCGATGGTTCTGAAAAATATGAACTGGTTGTCGCAGCTGTAATGTATTATGCCAAGTATGTGGAAAACTATCATCTGCTGAATGTTCTTTCAGATTCTTGGCTTAAAACAAAGACAGATTTAAAAGGAGGAAAATATACTGTGGTTTTTAAGAAAATTGCAGCTAATATGTTAAACAAATATTTTAAGTGAAGTTATGGGCTACTTTAATCCTTCAACAATAAACACCACCTTGTACAATATTGTATTGGACAAGAAGATTGCTGACGATGTATATAAGGTACAGCGTCCTGCAAATGTTGATGACAAGGTAACTAGTTTTATTGTCGTAAACAACAATACAAGAATTGTCAGCAATACCGAGAGCGGCCCCTACGGTCACTTCGGGAAAGGCGAAACGATGGCTACGGTTACTCTGTTTGTAAGGGCATTGCCCGGGAACGTATATCCGTCTGTCATGGATGCGTTGAGTGAGAAGATGGTAAAATTGTTTCCGCAAAAGATTGCACAGCTTCATTTTAAGATATTTAATGTTTTACCACCAATGTTTGACGGGGTTGGGTTCTATTATATGTCCGTCCTGTTGAATGTTGATATTTCAAAGGATTAGCCGCATGAGAAACGTGAGAAAAAACAGTGGAGGCGCATCGGTAGATACGTTTTCATCAATTAACAATAACTTTTTAAATACAGAAAATAGAATGGCACGAGTAAATTTAGACACCAGCCCTGCTTACTTGAACGGGCAGTCGGCTGCTTTGACATTTGATGCGATTGAAATCACCGATAGTACTCAATATTCAAGTTTTAGGAATCCGAAGATTCTTCCGAATATTGAATCTGGTACTACGGAATCTGCTGGTACTGACGCTGACACTTCTGAAACAAAGAACGAACAGGGTGCTACCGTATTCCAAAATATCACACCGGGTACTATGGCATTTACCTTTACAGGTATGTCTACATCAAAAGCCGCTTTCGCTTTCTTTACGCAAGGAAATGAAACAAAGGCTGAGTTGGAACTGGATAGTTTAACTGATACCATTGACGCTTTTGGGAAAGGTGCTACTCAGAAGTTGAAAGCGTTTGGTGCAAGTGCATTCAAGCAATTTGTACGTCCTATCGGTATTATCAACGGTACTGGTGACCGTATGATCTTCTTCCCGAAGGCATCATGGGCTGTCAGCTTCACAGGTGCTCCAAGTAACGCTGGATATCTTGGATTCTCCGTTACTGTGACAGCATTGGAAGTTAACACTCAGTATTTGAAAACCATGATGGTTCTCGAACTTGACAATTCGGGAGTGGGTGCTTGATGTAGACGGGTGATGAATTATTAGCCGGGCGTTTTCGTCCGGCTTTTATTGTTTTTTAACTGATTGTGTTTGATTTTTATTAACCTTTGTTGTATTTTTGCTGTAAAAAATAGCACCATGACAGATAAAGAATTGTCTGATAAATTAAAGCAAAAGACTATAAGTCTTGGAGCTTGCGAAAAAGGATTGAACGAATGGGGTAACCTAGATAAATATGAATTATGCGAGATGTATATTAGATACATTGATTTCTGCCTGCTTAACAGATACCCGTCAAATGAAATAATCAAGAAGGAATTTGCAGGAGTTAGGGAGAAGTTTAATATTTTCGTTGATGATACCAACCTTTTCATAAGCAATCCTAAATGGTCTATTTTTAACGGTTCGTGTGATTGTGTTGTCACATTCAACGATTTCGGTATAGGAGAGATGTATGTCAAGGATAACAGCCGTGTAAGTCTTGTTGCGCTTGACAACAGCATAGTACACGTTTCTTTGATTGACGATGCCAAACTTGATATTGTATCGTCTAAATATACAAGGGTATTCGTTTATACAAATACTCCAAAGAACATATCAAAGGTAGATGTGAAAGGAAAATTAATGATAAAACCGTTCAAGTTAGTTTAAGAAAAATGGGAATATTCAACTGGAAACAACCTGACTTAGATGATCAGATAAAGATGCAGAAGTTTGCCACTCATAAATACAAAGAGGTTATGGTTGGCAATAAGAAATTCAAGGTGCGTGGTCTTAGACTGGGTGCATATGACTATATTGTGGATAAGCTGCTGATACGTGATATTATCAATCCAGATACAGCAAAAAAGGAAATGATTGCAATTATGAAAAATGACGCATCTATTCCGTACAAAGTTGCAGCGGCAGGAGTATTGAATAACTATTGGTTTTTTGAGATAATTCCTTTTGCAAGACGTATATACGCTTGGTGGTTAAGCAGGCACTATGACCATAAGGAACTAACTCCGTTGATAGAAGCCATCGTGGAGGGGGCTAATGTAAGTGATTTTTTTACAAATACAATCCGTTTAGCGTTCTTGATAGATACGACAGCGACACTAAGCAAGAAGGATGCCATGAAATTATCTCTCGATGCAAAATCGGCTCACGAGGATCTATCCAAAAAGATTTCCCCCAATTCAGAGGAGATTTAAGGCTATTCGGAGGATTGATGATAATTAAGGACTGGGCTTTGCTATGGAAATATTCATGGAGTTATATACAGGCAGTAATAATGGACCAGCCTAAACTTGATTATCATTTTGAAGAGAAAATGAAGTTATATAAGGCTTCTCTTACAGAAGATTTATATAAGGAAGCCAACGAGGATGCAAGTGGCTTTATATGTAGATTCAAAGAGGTTAATCCTAAAAAAGAGCATCCTGACATATTATTAAAAGACGTTTTGCGATGATAATAAAATATGATCCTAAAATATATCCCCTTAAACTGTATGTTGCAGTGGGGGATGACCAATGGGAAAAAATCAATAGAAAATTTACCAACCACAATCATGACCCGATAGATATATCTAAAGATGAAATTGAACGCTGTAATGCCATGACTATTCCTGTAAGAGAGAAAAATACAAATAATTTAGGTGTACTTATTTGGCTATCAAATGACGGTATAGGGATAAAGACTGTAGCTCACGAATCAACTCATTATGTTTGTGATGTGTTTGACTATTGCGATATTTCTATTGGTTATAAAAATGGACAAGACGAGCATTTTGCATATCTTTTAGGATGGTGTGCTGAATGCGTAATGGATAGTGTTACAAAATATTTAAAAAACAATATTTATGAAGATTAGTTTGGGCACTGACATACAAGCGGACACTAAAGATAAAATAAGTCCGAAAGTCATACGAACTTTCGGACTATTTTGTAACCTGAAAACAATATGAAACCGATACCTATGTATCCAAGATTGATTAGTATTTTTTGCCATTTAGATAATTCCTTTTCTATTTTTACTTCTACAATTTTCTCTACGGTTATTATCGAATCTTTCGTCACTACCGTTTCTTTTTCCAAGGATGGAATGCTGTCTTGTAGAAAGTCTTTCTTGTTTTTCAAACTATGAAAAAGCCTGCCATCCGACATTATTTTAGCGTCTGATACGGCTAATGATGTTTCCAAGTGTGAACTATCTTCAAATGTTGTATGTTGTATGTGTTCTACTGGAAGAGTTATTATTTTTGATTGCCATACTATTCTTTCCGTTACTGTCGTGTTGTGATCTACTATAGTTGTATTTGTCGAAGATGGAAGTAGCTTGCGTGAACAAGAACACGACAGTAACAAAAAAAATAGCAATATAGAAAACGGCTTATTCATCTACTAAGTTTGTTGCGATAAGCGAGATAAATTCCTCCTTCGGTATTTCCAATGCTTCGGGAGAGTTCCATTTCACTTTAATTGCACCGTCAGTACCAATAAGTTCAATGATTTTAGCGAATCCTTCAAAGGCGAAGTATCTAGGCTTCATATCACATTCCTCTTTCATTTTCTCTTGGTATGCTTCGGAGTATGCCTTGTTCAGCTCTTCTGTTTCCTTGTTGAAATCTTCTTCGGTCTTTCTAATTTCATCTGCTTCTTTCTTTTCCTCTTTTGTTGCATCTTCCTTTCCGTCAATCTCTTTCATGTGATTGATTTTCTGTGCGCGCTCGTCATATCCTTCCTTCTTTATTTCTTTAAGAACCTGTTGCATATCATCATCGAATGCTTTTGCAGCTTTGTCGTAAGCGACACGCATAAGCATGATTTTTGCTTTCAGTTCTGATGGAAGTTCCTTCCCTTCTAGTGATAAGGGGATATTCAAGAGAGTTAATCTCTTTAAAAACATTTCTTGGTTCGTCATTTTTCTTGCCTTTTTTAGATTGAAACTGATGAGATTCCTTTCGTGTTAATGTATTTTGTAACATCAGTTACGAAAGAGTTGATGATGGTAATGATAGCAATTTGTGCTTCCAAGTCGGGATGATCGTTGTAGTTGATTGCGATACCACCGTTCTGATTGAAATAGAATGTGGCCAGTTGGTTCTCTGATTCCAATGACTTCACCTCTCCGCCATCAAATGAATCAATTGTTTTACCATCTGATACGTTTACATTTGCTTTTACTTTATACTGTTTTTCAGCATTAGCATCATTACTGAACATGACACTAGCACTATTTACGCCTACTAGTGTTACTTTGTTTTCTTCTACAGCCATAGTTAAAAAATTATTTTATTGCAAAGATAACATAATCGTTTTTATCCACAATTTTTAATATGTTAAAAAATATTAATGGATTTTTGTTTGTTGTAAATCATGCTCTTGTGCTTATTTTTGCTATTTTTGCAATAATTAAAAAAAAAGAATAACTATGGCTGATGTTGATTTAGGAGCATTAAAGTTTAAGATCGGTCTAGATGATTCCGGTCTTGACAAACAGATAAAGGATATACAGAAGAAGCTACAGGATGCCTTTAACCAGGAGATGTCCTTCAAGCCTATGTTGACCGATATAGGCAAAATGAATGACGAACTTAGCGAAGTTGTAGAAAAGATAAATAAAGCGAATGAAAACGCATCCAAGGTAGGAAAAGGAAAGTCGAACAAGAAAATGGATATACTTGTTCAGATGGAAGAATTGTCAAACAAGATTGTCGAAGCGACAAGAGAGTATGACAAACTGGAAAAGACTTACCGTAACTTAGGAAATGCAGGCGGAGATAAGGGGATGGCTACAAGAAAAGCCAATCTTGAAAGTCAGAAGAAAGCGATAGATGATCTTGTGGCTGAATTGAACAGACTGAAAACGGCATATTCCCTTACTGCTAACAGTGCGCCCAAATTGTCTATTTCCGATGAGAGAGAACTTAACCTTCTACGCCAGCAATACGAGATGGAGATTGCACGGACAAAAGAGATGGATAGACAAGCATCAAAGCAGGAACAGGCGAATAAAAAGATGCAGCAGACCAATCAGAAGTATCTACAATACCTTTCTGGTCAGTCTGGACTTGCCCTTGGTATGCCTGAGGGAAGTGCTGAGGACTTGAACAAGAAGATTGCTGCCATACAAAAACGACTTGAACTATTGAATAAATTTAAGGTTGAAGTTCCTTTAAACAGCAATCAGATAACAAAAGCTGACGCTCTTATTCAGAAATTGCAAGGCAGATTGGAGAAGTTGCAATCATCTTTAAGAAAAACATCAACGAATGAATTGTTGAGCATCAATCCTACGTCTATCAATCAGGCTAACAATCTTATTTCTGAATTAACGAACAGGCGTAATGCGCTTAATACGACTGACGCAAACTATAACCGTACCCTTACTCTTCTCAACAGGAAGATACAGGAACACAACAAGTTTGTAAACGAAGCCACATCCTATGGAACAAAGATGCAGCAGACCAATCAGAAAAATGCTGCAAGTTCAAAGGAGTTTTCCGAGGAACTGACAAAGCAGAGCAGAATGATGCGTGAGTTTGTTAATACGATAAAGACTTATGCCGGGTTCTACTTTTTCAGAGATATGTTTCAGGAACTTGTTGCCATTCGTGGAGAGTTCGAGTTACAACAAGTGTCATTGCGTGCCATCATACAGGATGCAAGACGGGCTGACCAGATATTCAGTCAGATTAAGGGTCTTGCTGTAATATCTCCTTTCCAGTTCAGTGATTTGGTTGGATATACCAAACAGCTTGCTGCATTCCAGATACCTGTCAACGAATTGTACGGTACAATGAAAAGCCTTGCGGACGTTTCCGCAGGTCTTGGCGTGGATATGGGTCGTATCATTTTAGCTTATGGCCAAATAAGAAGCGCAGGTGTGTTAAGGGGGCAGGAATTACGCCAGTTGACAGAAGCCGGTATTCCTGCATTGGACGCATTAAGAAAAAAACTGGAAGAAGTAAGAGGTGTGGCTCAAACTACTGATGATGTGTTCAACGCCATATCAACACGTCAGATTCCTTTCGAGTATATTCGGGAGATGTTTACCACGATGACGGAAGATGGTGGTATGTTCTACAAAATGCAGGAAATACAAGCCGCATCTTTGAAAGGTATGGTAAGTAACCTTGCCGATTCATACAAGATTATGATGAATGACATAGGCGAGGCGAATGATTCCGTTCTGAAAGGAATTGTGGGAAGCATAACCGATGCAATGAACAACTGGAGATACTTCTCTAAGGCAATAGAGGGTGTTGCTGTAGGATATGCCGCATTGAAAGGATTGCAGTTGGCTAGAACAGCCATGCTAGGAAAAGAAGTTGTCGCAACAACTAATGCTATTAAGGCTGAGAAATTACGGGAAGCCCAGTTGCTTAAACAGGCTGCAATGTATAGAACGCTAACTACTTCCGAGAGATGGAAGATAGCTACAGCATCCAAGCTGTCTGCCGTAGAGATAGCTGCTGCCGTTAATTCGGGAAAGATGTCGGCAGAGATGGCTAAACGTATTCTTGCCACGAATATGCTGACACAGGCTGAACGGCATCTTCTTGTAACAGAACTTAAACTGACAGGTGCGGAAGCTGCAAGAATGTTGTCTATGACAAAAACGACAATGTTGATGAACAGATTCAAACTGGCAACATTCGGTTTGACAAATTCATTGAAAACATTGTGGCTTACGATAAAGGCTAATCCGCTTATGACAATACTTACCGTTGCAGGTCTTGTGGCGGAAGCGTTTCATGTGATGTCTGCACGTTCGGAAGAGTTCAATCAGAAGATAAAGGATAGTGCAAAGTCTTTCCGTGAATCATACAGTGATTTGCAAAAAGACCTTGACAAGATAAACTTCGATAAACTTACCCCGGAAAACCTTGAACAGCTTGACACGAAACAGTTGCAGTCGTATGAGGAAACACTTACTGGAGTATTGTCAAAATATGGCAATATAGGGCAATATATAGTACAAAACAGCAAGAAGATAGATGATCAGAAATCACGTGTGGAATATCTGCAAAAGTCAGCATCGGAACTAGAGCAGGTTTATAAGCGCGCTGCCGAAAATGCGGATATAATGTTTAAGGCGGATAAGGCAACATCTACGGGTGTATTTGGAGATTCATTCTCTGATATGCTTAAAGATTACGAGGAATCGTCTGTAAAACTCACTTCGGCAAGTAAGGATATAGAAGAGTTTCGTGGTCAGATAGTACAGGCATCCAAGGAGATTATAAACATGGGTAAGGGTACTAAGGAATGGAGAAACGAACTTACCGAACTGATAAACAAAGGGGCTTCGGCAGCTACTATTGTAGAGAAGATACGTTCTTTGGCTGAAACGTCAGGAGATGCACGGACATTTGAAATATTCAAGAACAAAGCCCATTTTGACAGTGAGGAATTGTTGAAGGAGTATGAGAAATTGAGGATGGGCATCACGGATGAAGTAAAAAAACTTGAATCATCCTTTAATTTATTTGCAAAATATACTGAGAAAAAACTTAAAGATGTATTTGGCAATATAGATGTAAAAAACCTTACTGATGAGCAACAGAAACAATTAAAGATACATCTTGATGAATTTGCAGTAGCTAATGAATTAGGGGAAAATGCTAGAAAGAAATTAAACGAACTGGCAAAAGAAAGATGGCGTATTCAATTTGAACTTGATGATAGGGAAGCCCAAGCAGGATTGACAGGATGGAAGAAATCTCTTGACGAGATTACAGGAAAAGCGTGGACTATAACAATCAAAACGTCAGATATAAAGACTGTAGAAGATTTCTTTAATGCCGTAAAAAAGGAATATAAGGATTCAAAAAGTACGATAGAAAACTATAAGAGAACTATTGATAAATTTACCAAAGAGGGAAAGCTGAAAAAAGTAGGTGATAAATACCAAATGACAGGATTGGTAGATCCCGAAGAACTTGAAACATTAAGACAAATAATAAGCGAGTTTAACGCTGCCAACGAGGCGATGTCAAAGGCTACGGGAACAGCAAAAAAATTCAACCTTGAACTGGAAAAGCAGAAGAAGGAAGGAAAAAAAAGAGATCCTCTTGCTGACCTTTGGAAAAACAGATTGTCATTGCTTGAATCCGCCTATTCCAAGTTCAAGGATTTGAGCATTAACATAGGTAAGGAAGAAGCCAAAAAGCAGATCGAAGCCATATACGGTTCACAGGCGTTAAAACTTGGCGTAGATATTGTATATGACAAACAGGCTATTGTTGACAGTTACAACAAGGCTGCAAAGGAATTGGAAACACGTGTCCCACAGGATGCGGTCAAGAACGCAAGGAAAGCTGCCGAATTGTCCTCTGAAATTTATGTTGAAGCAGCCAAGAAGGTGATGAAAAGAATTACGGATGAGTTTGACAGATACAGGAACAAGTATGACTTTTACAGTGACATACTTGGAATAACGGGTGATTCCGAACTTGCCTTAGACCTTGCCGTTCAGTTCAGTGGTGATACATCTACTATGGCTGAAAGTTTTGCAGCAGGGATATACAACAATCTGCAATCCGCATTGGCAGGAATGAATCTTGACCTTGGCGTTTCTGTCGTGCCCGACACATCTTCATTCACCTCAATGAACCAGTATATCAATCAGATACAGGAAGCCATTAAGGGGAATAAGAATATCGGAGAAGATCAGAAAGAGGTTATACAAGGAATGATTGACGCATGGAAAGGCTATTTCAGTGAGATGGCAAAGCAGTATGCGAATGACCTTGAAAAATATGGTGACTACTATATACAGGTTGATATTATCAGGGAGAATTACCGAAAAAGAATTGAAACGGCAAAGGGTATGGGCAACACTTCATTATCTTCCGCGTTGCAGAAAAGTGAAGAAATGGACTTGTTCAAGCTGACCACAGACTATCAGAACTTCTTCGGTGCTGTTGAAGCGATGTCTATGGAGGCTGCAAATACCGTAGCTGACAAGGTAAGGGAAATGCTCAACAGTGCGTTCAGGTCTGGTGCTATCAGCGCAAAGGAATACATGAAGGAACTTGAACGTGTGGACAAGCAGATAGAGAAGATGATGAAGAATAACCAGTCTGACTTTCAGACGTACATGAAAGATGGGATTGAAGGTCTGTATAATAAGCGTTATGATGCAGGAAAGTCAAAGATGATGGCAGGCATGAATGATATGCAACAGGCTATGGCTGACATAGAAAATGCTTCCAAGGCATACGAGGACGCAATGAAGAACGGTGATGAAGAAGCCGCCAATGCCGCTTTGAGTGCCAAGTCGGAAGCCGAATCAAGATACAAGAGCGGACAGGAAGCTGTCAAGACTGGTAAAGGAATGATGGCTGCGGCACAGAACGCTTTGCAGACGGTGAATCTTATCGACTTTATCATAACCAACATATACAATGCCATAAAAGCCATGCAACAGATAATAGCATCCGTGTCCAACCTTATGGATTCTATGGGTAAGGATACTGACAGCGGTTTCATGCGTGAGATGAACCAGTTCTCGGAAGTTATGGGCGTTATGAATGAGGGTGTGAAGAAATCATGGGATTCATTCAAAAGCGGTGATTTTGCAGGTGCGATAGGTTCGGCTATATCCATGCCGCTTGATGTTATCGCTACGTTTAACAGACAGCATGACAAAAGACTTCAAAAGCATATAGAGAATCTTGAATTTGAATCAAAGAAACTTACCAATATCTATAATATGCTTGAAAAGGAATTTGAGCACATTATAGACCCGGCAAAACTTGATGAGGTGACATCCCAACAGGTTTCCAACTTAAAAGAACAGTTGCAGATTCAAAAGGATATTCTGGCAGCCGAAGAAGATAAGAAAAAGTCAGACAGAGAAAAAGTAGAAGATTACAAACAGACCATAAAAGAATTAGAGTATGAGATAAGATATTATACAGAAACGCTTGCAAGTGAATTGTACAGCATTGACTTGAAAGACTGGGCTAGCCAGATAGGTGATGCTCTTGTTGAAGCATGGCTGAAAGGCGAGGATGCTGCAAAGGCTTATAAGGACACTGTGGCAGACGTTATGAGAGATGTTGTTAAGAGTTGGGTACAGCAACAGTACATAGAAAAGGCAATGCAACAGGTACAGACCACATTGTTCGGAGCAGACGGCAAAGGTGGTATGTTTGCGGATAACAAGATAGATAAGGATGAACTTATAATACTAGGAAATGTAATGGGTTCATTGGAATCAGCCTTTGCGGAAGCCGGAGGTGTAGTCAATGAGATAAACAACGCCCTTGGTGGTATGCTTACTGAAACGGAGGAAAATGCGGAAGGTCTGTCCAATGCCATTGCAGGAGTTGACGAGAATACATTTAATCAAGCGTTGGGGTATCTTAACGGGATGAGATACGAAATGGTTGTACAAAGCGATCTACTCCGTCAATTGGTATCGTTAAACGGTGGTTCGGCAGGAACGGGCGGAATAAACATGACAGTCATACAACTGGCACAGCTTGAAGTTCTCAAGCAGCAGCTTGCCGCAACTATGGCAATAAAAACAGCGCTCCTAAGTGTCGTTTCCATTGCCCCAAGGTCAGGCGGAAATGCGATAAAGGTTATAATTGATTGATAATATAAACGCCCTGCTAGCTTCACAGTTGGCAGGGCGTTTGAGATTGATTATGAACAAAAAAATCCAATCACTTGAGGTGCTTAGCGGAATCGAACCGCTGTTGTCGGTTTTGCAGACCGTTGACTAAACCACTCATCCAAAGCACCGATTGTGATGCAAATATAGAAAAATAATTTTTAAATTTACATAAACTTTAAAACTATTTTTGCTATTTTTGCACTAATAAACAATGTACACGAATGGCTATATCTAAATATTTTATAAAGAAAGGAAGCGATACGGCAAAGGATTTGTATGCCACATACAGGCTGTATATACTTGAAAGCAAGGGATTATGGGACTTGCCGACAAGAAAGGAAGCCTATGCCGAAAAATGGTATGACAAGAACGGTCAGAAGGTGTACGAACCTGTCACGCCTGTTTACCAGCCAACGGAAGGAAGCATAACATTTGCCGCTTTGGGAGATGTGGAAACGGTAAAGACGAATATACGTTCGTTCTATTCATATATAACCAATGTGATACCTGCCGCACAAGGTACGCCTTACGGTTCATCTTCATTCTCTATATGGAACGATATATGGGGAGAATCGGCAAAGCAGGTGATAAGATGCACTGGATTTGAAACAGGTGCAAAGTTGAGTTATCAGGACGTTCAGGACTTGCAGAACCCGGACCGACTTGTATCCGCCTATACATTTTCGTTAAATTTCAGTATTGACCAACCAACGCTTTAAAGACCAATGATTTTACAGATTAAAAGAGGAAATAGGGTTATTGCGGAGAGTGCTGATTTTTCATACAGCCCGTCTTTGCAGGAAGTGAGAAAATTGACTTGTGAAGTCGTTTCCGTTGTTCCGATAGAGTTCAAGGCATACAACTCAAAGAGTGAATCGGAATACGATACAGTCGTATATAACGGTAATACATTCATCCTGTACCAAGCCCCATCGGGAGATAATCTTAACGAAGCAGGGAAATACAAATACTCCCTTCTATTTTACGGTAAGGAGGTGCTTTTGCAGAATGTGGCATTTCTTGACATAGTAAGCGGAACAGGTGGGGAAATAAATAAGATAAGATACACTCATGGCGGTCTGTTCCAGTTTTGGGGTGATGCAAAACAGCTTGCCGCACGTATAGAAGCAAATATAGAATCTTACAATGCTTCATTGGACGTGGGATATACAGGCATTGGTACATGGACATTGAATGTGGATGCAGAAGGCGAACTGACAGAGGATATGATTGACATAACCGATGGGACCAACCTGTTTGAAGCATTGAAGAACTTCTATGACAAGTTTTATCTCAATTATTACTTCTCAACGACAGCGAACGGTGGGATAATAACCATTACGGACAAGACAAGACCGTCCGTAAACTGGACATTCAAGCAGGGTGACGGTGGTGGTGCTGTAAAAGTTTCCTCTTCCGTAGATACAAGTACACCTGTCATAACCCGAATCATACCACAAGGTGGAAGCAGAAACGTTCCGCCTGAATACAAGAAGGACGCTAAGCCTGCCGATGAATCACGCTATTGCCCGTACATCCTTCTTCCGAATGATTCTGACGGGAATATAAGATATTATATTGACAGCGAATACGGATTGAAGAACTATGGTGTGAGAGGAAAAACCATATCAAACACGTTCAGTGGGATATACCCTTCCATCAGAGGGAAAAAACTTGGCGATCTGTACCCGTCAGGACTTCCAGAATGGGATACATACAAGGCGGATGGAGAACCAGATCCTCAATCGGGAAAGGTGGCAGGTGAGGGTGCTAGCGCATCTACACGGATAGACAAGATTATCGGGTCTACTCCTATAAAGAGTGATGATAGTGACAGTTTCTTCATTTATATGACCTCTCCCGGATTCAACCTAGGGTACAAGGTATATGAGGACGGTGATTCATCCGACAAGATAAACGACAATGTGCAGCCACAGTACAAACCCCATGCTATGTTTGACAAGTACAGGGATTTCGAGCGTTTTGATATATATGGTACAAGGGCATATTATGACCAGCCTGTAAAGGTTACTGCCACATTCTCCGGGAAGATGCTTTTCAGTATATTACCTATAGGAAGTGATGCTGTAGGGAAAAAGGTGAAGATTAACCTACGTATGGTTATAAACCGTGTATTGGGGCAGGCTTCTCCATTGAAAGAGGTTGTTATAGGAGAGGAAGGTGCTACTGGTATGCTTGAAATACCTTACGACAAGACCGCTCTTGTAGGATATATAGAAAAAGGTCAGAATACGACAGTCACCATACGTGTTGAGTTCACGTTTGATTCCGATGTTCCTGCCGGAAGCTGTAAGATAGGCTTTAGTGAGGAAATGACCTGCAACATACATTTCGGTAATCAGGACGGTTCACAGGACAGGTTCTATTACAAATACGCTTCTGTGACGGACGCGGTGTTCAGTATGCGTACAGGAACTTATACGGGAACGGAATTTAAGATAAACAAAAACGGTATTATTCCTCTTTACGGTGAAGTAAACGGTGACACGGGGGAAACGGAAGAGGATGTTGCCATGTTTAATAAGGGGGCACGATATAAAATATCATGCTACAGAACGGATAGCGACAATGCCAAACTTCCCCTTTATACGGATGGTAAATCTCCTTCAATTGCAGCAGGAACGGAGTTTGTCATTCTGAATATCGTCATGCCCGAATCTTATGTGACAATGGCTGAGAACACGCTTGAAAAGGCGGCTCTTGACTACCTGTCAAGATATGACCATGAGAACCGAACCGTTTCACTTGACATATCTAGCGGATTTGTCGCAGAGCATCCTAACCTTTTCATTGACTTCATAGAAGGAAATATGCTAAAGGTAAGGGATGATGGAATAGGCGTGTTCGATTTCTCTGATAACGGTCAGATAGTGGATATGCAGTTACAGATACAGTCTTTGGAGATTAAATATTCCAAGGAGAATATGTTCCCGTCATATTCATGCACCATTGCAAGAAGAAAGATACTGTCTTTCTATGAACGGCTGGCACAGGAGAATCAGACTGCTTCAACACAGAATACGACAAATGTAACATTGGGTGGAAGTGGTACGGGAAGCGGAACAAATATTTTCTCTGAACAGCTACTTAATGACCTTATTGCATCGTTTCAGAAGTTCAACGGATGGTTTGAATGGGATGAAGTAAACCAAGCGTTACGATGCAAGTCAGCGTTCTATACAAACCAATGGATATCAGCGTTGGGCGCACAGAGTGGTAGCGGAGAACCGGGAGGTGGTGAAGGCGGACTGATTAAGGCCGTGTACGGATTTGCCGATTTAGGTAAGACGTTTGACGATTCCAACCTTAGCAATACATTCAACGCATATACCATCAACGAGATATGGAAGCTAGCCAAGGAAGGCGGAATGAATACGGACAAATTGTGGCAGGAGTTGGGAAAGGATGATCCGACAAAGAAAATTCACATATCCCATCTTCCTGACAATAAATTTGTAACGCTTGATACGGAACAGACAGTAACTGCAAGCAAGATATTCACTGGTCAGTTGTCTACGGCAAATGTAGTTCCTAGCGTCAACAACGCATCCACACTTGGTCTTGAATCGAAGAGATGGGAGAATATTTATGCTGTAGATGCCAACATAAGCGGAACGGTAAAAACACAGGCGTTGCAGGTTGGCGATATAAAGATTATATATGATTCCGTAAACAAGGCAGTAACATTTGAGCATATAGACGGAAGTACGGAAATAGGCTTCTATACCAGAGGATGGATTTCCGCTTTGGGCGTATCTCCCGGAGGAAGCGGAGGAAGCGGTGGTGACGGACTTGTGAAAAACGTATATGGTTTTTCCAATCTCGGCACAACCTTCTCCGATTCAGACCTTGACAATACGTTTAATGCGTACACGATAAACGAGATTTGGAAAATGGCGAAGGAAGGTGGTGGTATAAAAAACATCACCCAGTCGGGAAGTGGAAATGCCGTAACAGACATGACACTTAGTTCTGACGGAAAAACCATTACTGCCGTATTCGGGGAAACATTCGCAAGGCAACAGGACTTAGGCACGCTTAACAATACCGTAACACAGTTAAGCAACAAGTTGAACAACTTCCTAGAAGGAAGCGATGCCGATAACATTATCAACAAATGGAAAGAACTTGAAGCGTTTCTTGACGGTCTTACGGAAAGCGACAACCTAGCCGAACTTCTTGCACTGAAAGCGGACAAGACCATAACGATAAGTGCAGGAACTGGTCTTACGGGAGGTGGAAACCTGTCCGCAAACCGCACATTGTCACTGGCTACCACGGGGGTGAATGCTGGTACATATACGAAAGTTACAGTAGACACCTACGGGCGTGTTACAGTTGGTGATAATCCTACCACTTTGGCAGGGTACGGGATTACTGATGCCGTTACCTTGACTACTGCTCAGACTATTTCGGGACAAAAGACATTTACCAAGAATATTCTGATGAATAGTGGTATCGGTCTGTCTTATGGCGGAAATACTGTTTTCCGTAACACGACAGGCAATACCGTCATATCAAGCTATGGAAATGAGGGTATGATTTATTTCCGTCCTAATGGAGATACGTCAGATGTAGGAGTAATACAAATAAACAAACAAGGACACCTCAATGGCGTTTCAGCAGGATTCACAGGTGGCGTTTCCGCAGCACGACTTACAGCAAACGAATATATACAGATAGGAGATGCCCAACTTGTTTACGATTCTGCAAACAAGGCTCTGAGAGTGAAGCATAGAACAGACGGAAACACGGTAGGATTCTACTCGGACGGTTGGGTATCTGCTCTTGGCGTGAAAACAGGTGGTAGCGGTGGTGGCAGCGGTGTTGTAAATACCGTTTACAGCTTCGCAAACCTTACTGACGGCACAACCTTCTCCGATTCAGACCTTGACAATACGTTTAATGCGTACACGATAAAGAAACTGTACGACATGGCTGGGCAGGGAGGACTTGACGCTGACGCTATGTGGGCTGAATTGAAAAAGGCTGATTCAAGTAAAGTCATAGATGCAAGTCATATCCCTACTTCCGTATTGGACGGTAGATGGGTGAAAAAGGCTGGCGATACTATGACTGGAACCCTTACATCCGCTTCCACTTCCGGCGCAATCGTATTCAAGGGAGTGGAAAATTGTGATATTACCAATATCTATAAAGATAACGGAGTTATCAAGAACGATGATGGTGGGTTTACTTCTATAAGAAACGGATTAAGGTTCAACTGGTATGACACCTACTGGTATATAGGAAACCTTAGAGGAAGTAGTACGGATAGTGCAGGATTTGGTGTCGTAGACCATAACAACAAGCTGGTTTTACGTGTCACTCCAAATGATGTAAGAGCACCTAGATTCATGTCAACTGTTGCCACAGGGTTATCACCTTTGATAGTTTCAAGCAATACAACCGTAGATAATCTAAGTGCGGATTTGTTGGACGGATACCATGCGTTCGGCACATCAAACGCCCTTATAAAATACGGATATACGGTAGGAGGCACTGAACCTGCATGGTGTAGAATAGCTACATACTCCATACGTAATACGGAAACAATGACAGACGTTTGCTTTGTGCTGCACTCATCCTTTAGTAATTTGTTTGGTCTGTTGGTTGTTAAAACTAGGGGTACGGCTGTAGTGGAAGGTCTATTGATAGCGTCATACAATATCAATAGGCTAAACATACGTATCTATCATGATGCGGAAAAGAAAAATATAGAACTGTATTGTTATGGTGGAAGTTACTATTCCATAATACAAGCCAATCTGTTATACAGCCATGACCGAAACGGAGGGGCTAATACGAATATAACACTATACAGGGCGGATACAAAAGCACCATCGTGGAGCACTTATGTTAATCCGGGTTTTGTAAACTTGCAGAATTCTTCTGAGGCTGCCAAAAAATTGCAAACCCCAAGGACTTTATGGGGGCAGTCATTTGATGGTACAGCTAATGTAAGCGGTGATATGACGGGCGTAGGTAACATAACGATGAGTGGGGCTTTGCATATAGGGGACGCCACTTCCCCCAATACCATATATTTCTACGGAACTACGGGAGATGCACCGGGCAGTTATAGCCATACGTTCATTGCTGAAAGATTTTGGGGAGGTACGGAAAGTGGTGAGCTGGTCCTGTTTAAAGGAAACGATTTAAGCCCCAGTGATACAGATGCCACAACCGTAGGTGGTGCTGGACCTGACAGAATAAGACATATTGCTGCCGCCCATTTATTCCAGACTTATGCAAATCCAATATCAGGTTCGGTAGAGAGTATTTGTACAAGCTCTGCTTTGAGGAACTTGTTCAGCATAGCACCGGGCAGGGTTGTAAGCTATATTCCGTTACAATCTATCGTAGCAAGTGGCACTGCTCCATTTATTGTGGCAAGTAACACTGTTGTGGGTAATCTTAATGCAGACCTTCTTGACGGATTTCACGCTGAAAGGTTCTTGTTAAGTGTAGGTAGAAGTGATGGTACTTTTGACTTAAATACTTATTCTGAAAGAGCAATTAAGGAAATAAGAACAACAGAACAAACTACAAATAACGCCCCTTTTGCTGGATGTGGATTATTAGCTAACTTATGGGATTCCAATAAATTTGCTGCATTACAGATAGGAGGAACTAGTACAGACTTGTTTTTTAGAGGAAAACATGATGGTACTAATAAGATAACGTCTGCATGGCATAGATTATTACATACTGAAAACTATGCGTCTATTGCTGACGGACGTTACGTAAAGAAGTCAGGTGACACCATGACAGGGGATTTGACGATGAACAATACCAAAGGATTCAATATCAGATGGTCAACTAGAGTGGTTAAGACTTCGAGTGTTTGGATTCATGGTGGTGGTGATACAGCTTCTTCAACCGATGCAAATTTACGTTTCGGCTCATGGTATGGTATAGGCTGGTATCCTACAATAGATTCTACCAGCGGTGTAAGACAAGGAAACAATGCCATGTGGTTGAATGTTAGAAGTGGAGTGTTAGATGTACACAGCAACATTACTTCCCATAATGGTTATCTTGCTGCAAACTGGGATTCGGCTAGACGGTTGGTATTGAGCGGTGGAAGTTCCTATGCTTGGATTGATTCAAGAAATTCAAGCAATAATGTATTATGTAATATCGTACTGCAAGATAACAAGGTTGTAATAGGTAATTATGCTGAATCGAGCAGGTTCGCGTCCACCGTAGGCACAGGAACCGCACCTTACCAATGTTCTTCTACTACATTGAATGCCAATTTGAATGCGGACTTACTGGATAATTGGCATATAATGGATATACCTAGAAATTATAATTCCACCGCTACTTATTCATTACAGTTCGCTCTAGGTGGTACTGATAATGGTTGGAAAAAGATATTCGCTTGTTCTGAATCGGGAGCCGGACCGTATAGGTCAGTAACGGTTTGGGGAAGGATATGGTACGCTTATGGAAATCACGCACAGGAAGAAGTCAGATATTACCACTTCTGTGCCATCTTCCAAATGAGAAGTGCTCCTTCTGCTTCTGACAGCAATGTAGGAAATGTTTCAAACTCGGCACGCCTTTATCTTCCTACATTTGCAAAAGGAATGGATAATATTCGCCTTGTACGTGTAGGGACAAACAATTTTGAATTGCAGGTGCGTCAGATTGGTTCATACCACAATGGGCACATACAATACCAATATTGGGCTAACGGTGCTAACGTTTCCGCATGGAGAGGACTGCAATCCACATCCAATACGTCTGTGGCTGTATCGGCAGGAGGTGCTTCCACGTTGGCTGACAGTAGGGCTTCTAGTGCGGATGTGCTTACTACTTCGAGAACTTTGTGGGGCAGACCGTTCAATGGTTCAGCGAACATTGACGGGAATATAGACAATGCGGCAGTAATAACTTCCAAAGGTGGTATTTGGCTAGATTTAAAAGGTTCCTCAGGAGTTGCATTTTACGCAGGAGGTTCTCTTTGTGCAGTAATGAATACTACGGGAGTTGGAATAGGAACTAGTTCACCGTCACAAAAATTGCACGTAGCAGGAAATATCATAGCCACTGGAGCAATTACAGCCAAAGCGTCCTCTTCGGATATAAGACTGAAAACCGATATACAGGGTTATGACGCTATGGGTATTATCCGAAAATTCCGTAGTGTGAAGTATCACTGGAACGCTGTTGCCAAGGAAAATTCCGAAGTGTTTAACCATGATAACTGGAATTACGGTCTTATAGCGCAGGATTTGCTTTCCGGAGGTTACACCCAGTGGGTAAAGGATATATTCAACGACTATTATACCATAGACTATGAAAGACTTATCCCTGTTGTGTGGAAAGGCTTGCAAGAAGTTGATGATGAGGTTACAAGATTAAAGAAAAGAGTAAGAGAATTGGAAAAGAGATTAGGAATTAATTAGTATATTTGCGATATGGAAGAAAATAATAAAAAAGTGGACATTTACATTGAAGGTAATGTGAAATGTAATAAATGGGCAAGTGGAATAATATATACCATGAGCGAAAAAGATGGATGGGATTTTAGTAATGCTATTGTTATCAAAGGTGACATTTGTTGTGATATCCTTAACTGTCATGGAAAGACTGTGCTTGTTTCGGGATATGTTACCGTAAAAGAACAGGAGGAAAAGTAACATGGGTCACTCTAATGGAAAGATTACAGCCCCGATAAACCTTGCTGGTGACGTTTACGCCACCCTTGGTATCGGTCCTACTAGTGATGGTTATGAGTTAGGGTATGCTTGTGCAAACACCCACGGGAAAATAAACCCGTGGGCACGGTACAAACCTGTACGTTACGAAAGCCTTGCACCTGGACCAAATGAAAAATGGTGGCAAGGATGGGATGGGAACTGTGGTGTCAAACCTTTTCAAATGGCAGGATACTGGGATGCGCCAAAACACGCAGATGGAAGCATGAACGGATGGGAATATACAGCACCGACAGGTGGTAGGTTCCCATGTCGTCTTACCGACTTTAACGGATACAACCATCTTGCCAGTCCACCGATAAGTAGATTCTCCTGCCCGGATACTGCTACCAATCAGTTTACAAGTAGTAATTTTGTCTGTTCTGCGGCTATAATGATGCCATCGGAGGGGCATGATACTGATTTTCTTAACATGGGTGACTTTGCCGAGATAGCTGATTGCTATTTCGGTGTCTATGTTAAGCACAAGACCAGTCAGATGTCTAGGCGTGTTACTGCCGACAAGAAGATAGGAACAGGATACGCTACGGTTACTGTAAACTCGTGGGGTATGACTGCTGGTGATTGGGAAGTTTATCCTTTCCTTAGTACAGCTATATTGAAGCAGGATGATCCCGATATTGCTCATATAGCATATTCCGTACCAATGGTAAGTAAAAGAGATATAGAGATAGTTGGTTCTTACGTAAGCATAACAATACTTGGTGGAGTGATGCCATCCGTTATGGGATATATTGAAGTTACCGTAAGAGTAAGAAACGGTTCGAGTAGCCTTATTTCTTTCCGTAATAATAGTTGTATGTCTAGGTTTGCAAGTAAGAAATTTGAAGATCCTATGGTTATAGGTGAATCAAGAGAAACAATAGGGGATTTTTCAGTATCCGCCAATTCCAGCATTGACAAGAAGGTGAGAATATTAATATCATCGGAACTGATTAATGCAGGAACTGCAAGGGTATGGGTAAGCCTTAACAGTGCTGCATATAAGGGAAGTACATTGCTTCTTTCTATGGGTCCAGGGTTATAAACACAATCCTCCCCCTTGCCGTTTATCAGTAAGGGGGAGTGTTTATCCGTTACTTTCCCACGATTATATTGAATGATTCAACCATTTCATGGAGCACTCCGTCTATTATTATTCCATTCAATCTCCTTTCGTTCCAATATAAATTGCTCCAAGTATGACAAACGAGCATCCGCACAGAAATGCGAATATATGACTAACTATCGGGCTCATTTTATTCCTTTAAAAATATGACTAACAACATCTACAGTCCATCCATTTCCTAGAAGCCCCATCCCTATATGTGGCTGTACTGACTTTGTGTATCCTTCTGGAACTGTCTGCAATCTTTCCGCTTCTGTAATATTTGGTGTCCTGAAACCTTTTTCCGCATCACAGTCTGGATAACTGAATATCAGCGGTGTAAGGCATTTCTTGTATCTTCTCAACAGTGATTCGGGGTTCTTGGCAAACCTGTTCCATGATTCAAGCATACACCATGACTTGTCTTTCTCCACATACCCGTCCGTGATTATGTCCTTGAACAATATTCCCTTGTCCTTCCATGCAGGTATTTCCCAGTTGCACCAGTAGTATCTTGCTCTCATTTGCGCGGAGAAATCGGAACTGTTGATATACACATAGTCTACTCCAAGATGTGACGAAATCAAATCAGCCCAATCGGATTTCATCTTCACGTTTTCGAGCATGAACTTTATGTTAGGGTTAAACTGTCTGATGTGGTTGAGTATATTGACGTATTCAAAGAACAATCCCGAACGCTCGCCATCGAAGTTCAGTTTCTCTTTCCCTAACTGTGAGAAATCCTGGCATGGTGTTCCGCCAATCAGTAAATCAATATCTTCCCACTGTATATCCCATTTGTTCCAGTTTTTAATATCCCCCAATTCAATTATATCGGGGTAATTATCCAATGCAACCTTGATAGACGGTTTGTTTATTTCGCTTGCGTAATACTTGTCTACCTTTATGCCTGCTCTTTCTAGTGCAATACGTCCGCAAGCTATCCCGTCACATAAACTTAATACATTCATCGCTATATTTTTTTTTAATTTTCAGCAAATATACGACATAAAACCGTATGCAACCAATACGTTTAACTTTTTTTTAATTATCTTTGCGATAATAGATAAAATTCATAATATGCAGTTTTCTATAGTACCAAAAATAGATGCCGAGATTATGTTTTCGGAAGATGATCTGTCCGTTTTCAGACGATCGACAGACGGTCTGTATTATATGATCCATACCGAGAAGGTTATGGAAGTGATGCCTATGACGTTACCTGAGGACGGAACGGAACACCCTTTCCCTTACGACACATACGACACTGGCACAAGAGAGTTTGAGAAGCTGCTTTTATCTGAGGAATGGGCTAAAATGGGAGAAAAATGAGAAAGATAGGGCTTTTTAACATAGGAAAACTTGGTCTTGTCAAGTCGGCAGGAAAGGCGAAAACCGACATAAGCAAGGTGATAGAAAAATGGGTGAAAGAACACATGGTGTTTTGGTATGATATGTCAAAGCCTGTGGATGTTTATGTTCCCAGCGTTACTTATGCAAATCCTTTTGTTGATGTTGGTGGAAAATTAACTTATGATAATGCTATAAATAAGTGTATAATAACCCATACACCTACAAATAACAATAATATTGCATTTTGGCAAATAATTGTAAAACCGTTACAATATGTAGAATCTTATAAAATACGTGTAACAGGATTGCCAACAGGTTTCACCATTAAAGGACGATTAGGGTATGATAGTATTCAGATAACGTCTGATGGAGAATATGACATACCTGAATACAGAAACAGTAGCACAACAAACACATCTTATCCTGGATTTTATTTGGCAGGCGATAATGTGAATGATGTGGATTGTAATATTGTGGTAGAAGAAATACCTACAAAACAATCCGTTCCCACAAACGAGATACTAAAAGCCAATCCATACTTGCAGGATTTCAGTGGAAACAACAGACCGCTTAAATTGAACAATTTCCTGTTCGCGGCAATGAGCGGTGTGGGTGGGTATGATATTGCTAGCACTAATATTCTACCCGATAGAGCAAATGTTACTGTTACAGATAACAGAATTATACATATCACTAAGAAACTATCCACCACAGATAACATGGTAAACATAGTTCCGGCAAACTCTAACCCAACGCATAAGTTTAAGGTTACAGGTCTTTCTGATGGCAGACAAGTTAGTTTGGTAAACAGAAATGGCGGATTTTATACTTTTGACAACGGGGAACATGAGGTGACATTAACCTATCCCGAAGGAACCACTTCATTGTATAACGCCATAGGAGTTACAGGGGATATAGGAGATATGGACGTAACAATAGAGTTCCTGCCTAAATATCCCAACGCCCTAATAACTGATGGAGTGGATGATTACGGTGTTGTGGAGAACTTGCAGCAGGGCGTTAAGGTGTTGTTTTATACTTGTAATAATTTTAGGTTATCTCAGATAATGTATGACCAAAGAAAAGTTGGCTATGATAAAATGCAGTCTAGCTATTTTTCAATTTTTACTGAAGCCAACGCAATAGCCTATAACGCTAGTAATGTTGATGGAAAAACATATATTGATGGAGTATTAAATGAAACCACTATTGCAGATAATCTTCTTGGAAAGAAAACAATTATAACAATAGTAAATAGTAGTGCTAACAGTGAAAGAACTGGAAAACCATCCTTCTTTTCTACATATAATAATTTGGGTTATTTTGCAAACCTGGCTTTCTACAACTCCATCGGTTTCGATTCAGTTCCCACCAAACAGAATGATGGATTCACCGAGCAGGACTTAATTGACTACTATATACCAAAGGCTGTCGTAACGATAACGGTGGTGGACGTATCAGGCTCACCCATACAGGACGCAACGGTTACGGTGGGAGGTGTACAGTACAAAACGTTGTCTGACGGTACAGTGAAAGTACGGGGTATAGCAAATAGCACGATGTCGCTGTCTGTAAAGAAAGACGGGTATATGCCGTTTTCTGACAATTCATGGAAGTTTGCCGATTCAAGGATAACGCTAGAGGTGAAGGATACATAACGAAGAACTTTGAGAACTCGCTCATTGGAGAGGTAAAGGGAAGCAATCTTCACACAGGGGAATGTCATTACAACTTGTTTACGGGAAATGCAGGTTCGGGTAAGATTGGAAGGCGTGGTGTTTTCTTTGGTGGTTTGTCGCACCACGACCTTTGTTCTCTGCGGTCTGGTCATGCGTACTCTGCCCCTTCGTATGCGCTCGCGAACCTCGGTGGCGGCTTTCGTTGTACAATAACCCAAGCCTAATTTTTCACTTCGTGAAAAATCCCCCTCCCAAAACTTGCAAAATATATTAATTATGTTTAAGTTTGCATAATAAAAATCTAACCAAATGCGGATAGTTTTATTAGGGTAATACGAATAATTTTGCTATATTTGCATTAAAATAAGACATTTTTAAACAAACTTGATGCAGATTATGTAAAGCTGAACGAGTTTGCCGAAAGTGTTAAACAATCTTACTTAAAAGGATATGGAGAGCAATGACAAACAACAGATAGGTGGATATTTCTCCACCAAAAACGCTTCAAAAGATGAAGCGTTAAAAGGTATAGTAGCTGCAAGAATATCAGCATCCGAAGATGTTACCGATAAGGAGTACACAGTATTGTCAAACTTGATAAGGGTAGCTACATCAGAAGGATGCCGTATCTCATTGGTACAGGAAACGAAAAGCAGGTCAAGCAGGATAGCACCAACAGGAATGCTTCTTCCGGCAGGAACAGTGGAATATTTTTCAGTTACACCGGGAAGCAAGGTAAATATTACGGGAACAGCAAACATATCATCTATCGAGTAAGTCATGGGCATGAATTATAACACTATATTAGCTTCCTTACTTGACGGGATATCTCTAGCATTGAAAAGCGGAAACTCGAATGTTGATGCGGAACAGTTCAACTTCCTTACTGACGCAATAAACAAATCAACTATCATACCGTCTTATTTTGATAGAGAAAATGCCATAAAGTATCTTGATGTGAGTGACACCGAGTTTGCAAGGCTTACATACAAAGGCACTAAGTTTCATCCCGTACAACCGTTATTATCTCCCGTGAGAGTACAAGGAATGACAAAACCCGTTTATTTGAAAGAAACATTGGATGCTCTTAAAAACAACGGGCTTATACGTCCAAAGAAGTCAAGGGGCAAATACAAGACTAAAAGCTAGACAACCTCATACGCATACATTGTAACACAATCATCTTTATTCTCCATATTAACCGCTTGGAAAATGTTTTCTTCATTATCCAAAGCGGTTATTTTATATGTTCCGTTCGTCAGATCAACAGTGTCACCTAATTTTATATAAGCGTACTTGTTTCCACTAGGTATTAAATACGTAATCTTTATTGGATTATTATTCCATTTTTTTAATTCTTTCATCTTCAATTCCTCTATTTTAAAATTATTGCGCTAATATACGAATAGGAAAAGCAACATACAAGCAAATAACTTATTTTAACAAGTTTAAACTATCTGAAACACAATAGGTTATACTGCGAAATTTTTATTTTTTGTTTAGGCAATCCATGTTGTAAATTTACACTCGTAAAGATGAGTGCACAGTCTTTACGGGAGTTATAATACACACACATTAAATTACAATATTATGGGTTCAGACAAAATTTTTATGTTCGACAATCCTGCCGCTGGAGAAAGCGCAGGTATTATGTCAATGATTCCTGCACTGTTGCAGAATAAAGGATTAGACCCCAATCTTGTAGCTGCCTTGATGAATGGTAACAGAAATCAAGACGCTTGGGGTGGTGCTGGTTGCTATTGGATCTGGATTATCCTGCTCTTCTTCCTGTGGGGTGGTAACGGATTCGGTAACGGGTTTGGCAATGGAGCAAACGGAATCCCTGCTCAATTGAACAATGAAGCAGGACGTGAATTGTTGATGAACGCTATTCAAGGAAACGGAACAGCTATCAATCAGTTGGCTAGTTCTTTGAACTGCTCTACTCAACAGTTGCAGAATGCTATCTGCCAAATTCAAGGACAGATTCAGCAAGTTGGTAATCAGGTAGGTCTTTCCTCTCAACAGATCATCAACTCAATTCAGTCAAATAGTGCAGCTATCGGTTCTCAGCTTGCTTCTTGCTGCTGCGATATCCGTACAGCTATTGAACGTCAAGGATGCGATAGCCGTTTGGCTACGGTAGAGCAGACCAACACTCTGACTAGCAATGCAAACACTCAGTTCAACATCATATCTGCTAAGATTGATGCTCAAAGCGCAATCATCAATGACAAGTTCTGTCAGCTTGAAATGCGTGAAATGCAAAACAAGATAGATGCACTTAGACAGGAAAACAGCAATTTGGCTCTGGCTGCTTCTCAACAGGCACAGACTGCAAATATAGTTGGACAACTTAAAGCTCCGTGCCCGGTTCCATCCTATATAGTGCCTAACCCAAATTGCGGTTGTGGATATGGTTATCCGTTCATGGCTGGTTTTGGTGCAGGTTATGCTGCTGGTGACAACTGTGGTTGCAATTGCTAAAGTGTAGTTAAGAGTTCTTTGACTTGTATATAAATTACAGGTCAGAAACTCTTATCCCGATGCCAAATAATGAATGGCATTTACAACCAATTAAACACTATTTAACAAAATTAGTATCACCCTTGGTAGAAGGGGTTGGGGGCGTGGAGTGGTCGGCAGTAGTCGGGGCGGTGAAGCGTCAATATGTACGTGTATAATTAATCGTATATAATTACCTAGTAAAATTCTAAAGAAAGGGAAAAGTTATGAGTTATTTTTTTAATCCTTATATGATGGGATATAATGCTAACCGTTTCAGAGGGGTACATAGACTTGACTTTGGAGGAATACCGTTTGTTCGGACATCTTCTGTAACAACAGACACGACAAATTCAGAGGTTATCTATGGTATTAGCCCGTGCCTGTTCAGACGATTGCCAAATCAAGGTATTTTGCTCTTGAGTGTAAATCATGTTCCTGCTGCCGGATCTGACGGGTATCTTGTTTCTGTGGCTACCACACTGACAAATACCACATCAACATCCACAAGCAAGGTTCCTTTGGTAAACGGTTCGGGAGATCAGATTCCGTCTAGTGAAATTTCACAAGGCAATAAATACTTTGTCTATTACGACAAATGTAATGGGATATTTCAAGTAGTTAATCATATCGTTGCACCTGCTACTGCCGCACAGACTAGAAGCACTGTAAAATGATATTAAAAAGTTAGAATAAGTATGTTTCAATCAATACGACAAGGACAGCAGTTTTTCATATTGCATAAAGGGGAAAACCCAAGATGTGATGTGGGCACTGTGGTAAGTGTTTCAAATCCTGTTCCTAAATATCAGAACGGATATACAGCATATCCTCTTCCGCAAAATGAAATGGTTGTGGATGTGAAAGTTAAGGTTGGAGATGATACTCTTGATTTTCAAAAGTTGCCAGCCAATCTTAGTATAGCAGACTTTTCCCAAATAGGCGGAAATGTGGTTGTATCGGAAAGCAAGGATGCCATCAATGCTGAGATAGAAGCAATGAAAATAAGTAGTGTAAGGGTTGTGGAATCTGTGCAATACCATCAGAAAGTAATCAAAAGCTGCGATGAGATGCTTACAGCATTGAATCCTGCATTTGCCGAAAAGGCACAGCAGGACAAGGAGATGAAGGAACTTAAAGGTGAATTGTCACAGATAAAGGATATACTTGCACAACTTGCTGCTTCTGGTATCAAATTGCCTGACGTGCAACATGTAAACAATAATAATAACAACAACAATAAAAAATAAATACTATGGGTTGGAAAGTATATGGAATGGGCCGTAGCTTTGAAGGTGAAGATATGGACCGGGAATTAGAAAAAGCGTATAAAGAAGGTTATCGTGACGCTATGGAAGAAATGGAAGATCGCTATGGTGAACGTGGCGGACGTGGCGGACGAAGTGGAGGCGGTTATGGCGAAAGAATGTGGGATGATGATGATGAGTACGGAGAAAGACGCGGAGTCAAAGGTACTGGTCCTTACGCCAGACGTAGACGCTAATTAAATTGGTTTAAGCCCGTAGTGGTTTGCTACGGGCTATCTTTTTAAAAACAAAAGCTATGGAAAGAACGAGATTAGATGTATATGAGAAACTTCCTTCGGGAATGGAAAAATATCTTGCGGAACACGGATGGAACTTCTCTAAGAAATTATGTGAATATGCCGTTTCCAAAATGAAAGACAGGAACGGAAACAAAATACACCCGTATGACAAGGATCAAGTGGAAACATTAATGAAGCAATTCAATGTTGAGTTGAAGAATGATGTGGAATACAACAAGGTTTATGTATTGAATATGGTACGTGCCGACTATATGGGTTCATCCATAGTCAATGAGCAATATGCCTGTATGTTTGTAAAAGACTATCTTGACGATGTTGACGGAAGCCCTACCCGTGCTCTTGACGAGTATTACGCAAAGTGTATAGCCTGTGGAACACCTTTCTCTTGGGAGGATTATATCTGATTGCTATGGTACGACAAAGACTATACATTGAGGAATATGACTGGACGGTTGATGTATTCTATTCTGTGGATAAATACTCTTATTTAAGAGCGATATACAGACTGGAATATATTGGCTGTCCTTTTCATTTGCTGAACAGGATAACGGATAAGATAAAGACTGAAAAATACAATTACGGTGTAACGTATTCAAACAATAAGTGCACTGTAATTATTATCAGTCACAGTACGTCTGATGAAGAATTTATGAATACACTGGAGCATGAAAAACAACACATGATTGGTCATATAATTGATCATTATGGCATAAAGCCTTCATCAGAAGAAGCTGGATACCTTGCAGGATATGTAGGTGCTTTATTTACAAAACCTATAAAAGACGAGATTTGCGATTGTTGTAAGAAAAAACTAAAATAAATCATTATGAAAAAGATTTTTATGGCTATGATTAGCGGAAAAAGCAAAGAAGAAGTATATGATATGCTTAATGATTCGGAAAAGGAAATCCTGTTCGGTATTGCTCAAAGCATGGGAATGACACGGGTGGAAAGAAGAAAGATGAAAAGAAAATACGAAAAGAGAAGATAGGCTAACTGCCTATCCTCTCTCTTATTAGTTGAAACTTTGGTATAATTCAAGATTGTTGAAAACATAACACTCCTTATCCTTGATTTGAGGATACATGTATGATGGAATATTCGCTATCTTACGGGCATTACCCCAGTACGATGTCCAGTCCTTCACGTCAAACAGAAGTTGCGGAGTATCATAAAACAGGTTCAGTTCCCCTGTTGTTTGTACACCTTCATCCCATTTCCCTTCGTCACGGGCGATATATAATTTTAAATTGTTCATAAATTCACTCGCAAGGAATTACGCCTTGCATTCGTTTTTCAGTTAATATACTTTTCCTTTTGTCCATCAAGTTTCCTATTCTCTCCTAACGTTTAGTCTAATCAACCTGGGCTTTTAGCCTAATGGGTAGCTGATATCTTTTTTGATTTACGCTAATTCAATTATAGCCTTCTTTAAATTAACAAATAAAGGTATTGCTGACATGCCCCCATTGTAATCCAACTGTCTTAAAGAGGGGACAACCTCTCCGTTATCATCAATCTCATAATCTACAATATAGGCTAACTTCTTCACTTCGGGAACCAATATCCTTTCATGAGCCGGGACTGTTATATATACCTTGCTTCCAACAGGAAATCCTTGGTTGGATTCAATGTATTCCTTTTCCAACTGCTCCTTTTCTCCATTCAATTCTTTTAGCTTTAAATCAATGGCGTATCTTTTGCTTAAAAATTCTTCCTTATTCATCTTTTTTGTCATTCTAATTGATTCTAACATATTTACCTGCTATATCACATGTTCTCAATATTTCTGCATTATCCTCACCAAAAGCGATGAGAATACTGCCACAGCCAGGAGAATCCCCACGTGTTCCATCTGGACGGAAGAATCTGATTCGGTTACGCAAGAACTTCATTGCCGTTGCCTTTTCGAATATCACATCCTGAAACATCTTTGAATCACAGCGATTGAAAAGTAAAGCAATACCGTTTCCATGTTCTGCCATCCGTTTAACGAAGCATTCTATAAGAGGACGGGAATAAGGTGGGTTCAACCAAACACGTCCTTTCCATTCCTGTTTTAACCCATCGTCATTTTTATTGTACATGACATTTGCCGTTTTATAGGGGGGGCTAATGGGGCACATGGGTCTAAATCAAATTCACCTAATGCGTCTATAATTTCTTTCGGTGTGTACCATTCATCGGTACTATTAGCCGATTTTTCAAAAGTTGTATTCATTTCTTCCCTGTTTTGAGCGTTATTTATTTCTCTTTTAACGAAACATTTCTATTACCACTTTATTTTCCGAGTTTCCATCATCAGGATGTACATCAGTAAAATCAATGACAGAAAAATCATATAGATCAGGAATGTATTCAGTTTGATAATCTCCTGTATTCATTACGATATTTATTTCAGCATCCTTATTGACAACTAACATTAGTTCGTCAATCATGTCTTGGACAGTAATTATTCTTTTCATCATTGTTTATATGGGTTTTACAAAGCCGCCTAAGGCTCATATTTATATCAATTTTAATGCTTCCTGTAAAACAGCTTCAAGTGCGTCTTCGTAGACATCCCATTTACCACCATCATTAGGTCCTTCATAAACAGAACTGGTTATATGAGTTCCATTGTCAGCTTTAGATATTTCGTATCCATAGCCACAAGCACAGTTATATACACATATATGAATATTTTTGGTTTCACGTAACCACTTCTGGGCAACGGATTGCGGAGGAAATTCTATATCTGTAAACATCCCTTTCTCTTTCAGCATCTTTGCTGTTTCTAATGTTACAAGTTCTTCGGTCATAATTTTATTCTCCTTTCAATTTCTTTATTAGCGCATCAGCGAAACCAAGGCTCCATTCTACTGTCATATTTAAACTAGCATTCATTACCTGTTCATGTGAATTGCTGCAAAATCCTTGCATGGCAGCTTTCGCTAGTTCATATCGCCTCTGTTCCCAGTCAATAGCTGAAAAATCAAGTTCGCATTCTCTGTAAACCATGTTATCACATACATATAAATAATCTTTGCTATGTTGAGAGTTGATGTTTAATTGGGGAGTTACATCTACCAAAACTCCTGTTGATTTTACTCTTGCTTTCATTGTTCCTTCTTTGTTTTAAAATGTTCAATCAGTTCGTTTACGGTGGCCTTGTGATAACGTCCTGAAATAATGGTTGCATTATCCCAATTTTCATCCCAAAAGAACATAATGCCTTTGGGCTCTGTGAAATAATGATCGTTACCAATAGAATCGTCATAAGAAACGCTAAGAATGGAATCTGCTATAAACCACTGCATGTAGTTACTATCATCCCTCAATGCAGCGATAGCCAGGAATAGTTCTTCATTCGTTCCGCAATCAACACTTCCATATTTTTTCAAAGGATGCCCATTTCTTATCACATGATTCTTTTGGGATAGTAAAAAGAATATTCCATTATGACACATAATAAAATCATACTTATTATCATCATCTGCATAATATTTAGGCTTACCATGTGAATACCCCAATTCTTCCAGCCCTCTCCGAAGTTCCTGTGTATTTTTGCGTATAAAACACGGTGTTGTAAATCCCATAATTATTCCTCCTTATCTATCTTAATATCCGTTACTTTCCCACGACTGACAAAGCACTGGTCCATGTTTGGGTTTTCATAAGCTATATCGCAAATGATTTCTGAACTATCATCACACTCATTTTGTAATGAGCACTCATCACATATTCCAACGCACAATTCATGCAACACTCCGTCTATTATTATTCCGTTATTTATTTCCATAATCAAATACAATTTCTCATATATGTTTTCCTATCAATCATACCGTTTTCTGATTCTTCTACCAAGTCAAAGAATGTATTAGCATAACAAACATGCTCGTCTATCATTATACATATTCCATCAGACGGATAATATTCACATGAAACATTATCATCCCAATCTATATGTTTTTGTGCTTCTTTGGATATATCATCACAAGCAATCATATACTCTATGTATTTATTAGATGCTTTTCTTATTTTGTCAAATATATTTCCTTTCATGATTTTCATCTATACACCCATCATCTTTTATCCATTAATCGCTTCATTTAACTTTTCCTCAAACTCCGCAATGATACAATCTGCATCACCGCCATGTACCCAATTGTCCAATACAGACGAAAGAACTTCAACTGCCTTTCTAGATGTTTCGTCAACTGCCATATTGATCGCTTGATTCACTTCCTCTAACGTAAACATACTCATAATTATTCCTCCTTCTTTTTAAGGCTTATATCAATTGACAACCTATCGACAATTTCCTCCTTAATTATCTCCCTACACAAATTTCTTATCATTAAGAAATCACCGTTTTTCTTTATCTCGTCAGAAACCATACAACGAATCCACCTCTCTATATTAACATCGTCCCCATAGGTGTTATGGAAGATACGTTTAACTTCCTCTTTCACGATTGAAACTATTATATCCTTTATATCCTCTTTAGTCAACTTTAGTTCGTTATGGATATAGTTCTTTACTTCTCTGTATCTATATTTGCTCATAATCAATTCCTCATTTTAAAACATTCAACAACTCTTTAGCTCTCTTATAGGTGTCAAAGCCCTTTACATTCACCCATTCGTATGAAATACGTTTGTCTTTTCTGACTTGTACCCAATATATTATTATGGGAATACAACCGTTGCACCCTTCTCCTCGTATGATTCTGTACCTTTCCATATTAGTCTCCTTTCTCTTTAATTCGTTCCAGTACATCCCTGTTAGCTTCGAGTATATCATCGAAAGACGGGATGGGCATCCAATAGATGGGTTTACTATTATGGCATACCCACTTCCCGTTCATTACAAAAGCTACTTCGTAATAATATCTGCCCTCGTAATTAGTCCCAACCAAAACACTTTCTAACTCTTCTGGCAACCGTTCCTTAACGCTTATCCAAGGCGATTGCTTTGACTGCCATTCGGCACCTTGTCTGAATGCCTCTTTAACTAATCTCATTTCTAAGCTATCATCGTAATGGCATTCATAACAATCTTCTGCCGCTTCACGTGCCACTTCTTCTACTGTCTGTTTCATATATCTCCTTTCCACCTATCCTAGCAGCATATACATTACTACTAGGAATAGGTAATAAATTGTTGTTTTACTCATTACTATTCCGTTATTAGTTAATTGGCAGTTTCATAAAACACATCCACATAGTCTTTCCATGTCTTCCAGTAGTATGGCCGAAGAGTGGTTGCCGATTGATGGCACTCAATACTTCCCTAACTGTTATCTGATCCTCATTCCATTTGAAAATCAGAACTCCGTAGTCATCCAGAACACGAAAGCATTCATCAATTCCCTTTTTTATCACCCTTGGCCAATCTTCAGGAAGTTTACCATACTTCTTGGCTAACCAACTATTTTTACCAACCTTTAGCAAATGGGGTGGATCAAACACTACCAGTTTAAAGGATTTATCCAAAAACGGCATATCGGTAAAGTCCGATACGATGTCTGGGTGGACTTTCAGATTCCGCCCATCACAAAGAATGTATTCTTCGTCCCTAATGTCAGCAAACAAAGCCAAAGGGTTTTTTTTGTCAAACCAAAACATCCTACTGCCACAACAGGCATCTAATATTATTTTTGTTTCACTCATTTCTTTATCGTTTTGAATTATTGTTTAAATTCCGGTAAAACACCGAGATATAAGTACCGATTATCAACGGTTCTGTGTGCTGTAATGTAGAATAATACATCGCCTTCATTTTTAATGGCGTCGCATCCTTGTATAAAGTTTCTTGAGTAATATGCAGGAGGTATGATTTCCCCTATATAGTTATATAACCTTTCGTCAATATAATCACCTGGCGATAAAAAGTCATCCAAGTCTTTATCCTGTTTTGCCCATTGTTTAAAAGTCTTTTTCATTTCTATTCGGTTTTAAATATTAATCTTTTTCAATGAAAGTGTTAGTCGTGTTTATCACACCAGCAGAATCAACGCTCTTACCATCCCGGATAAACACTTTTTCTCGCATTAACTCTTCATAGTCATATCGTGACATTCCGATTACACACACACGACCATCAACATACAATTTACATTTCATTAATTCAGTTTCTTCTATCGGACCGATAACATCTATTTGAATTGTTCTTTTATTCATAATTCATTCCTTTCTATATCGTTTATAGTCATATCCAGCTATTTCCGTTGAAAATCAAAAATGGCTTTCTGTAGCTCTTCACTATCTTTGGGTATATGTGTTTCATCAATATGACAATAGCAATATTTGCTGCCGTAACTGCACACGTTGAATGTATTGTTCAGAATCTCGCCATATTCCCACCGTGCATTCGGATTCGGTATCCTACCTTCCTGGAGCCACTGCCATTCTGTTTTCATGTTCTCTCGATAAGCCATGTTTTTTTTTCGCTTCTCGTCCCTTTTATCTGATGCTTTTTTGTGCTCTTTTCGTTTAGCTCTAAGCATGTCCTTTGCAGTTTCAGAGTCTTTGTGAACTTCGTTGTCTTTGTAGTATGTTGCTTTCTGCCCGTGAAAACAATTAGTCCAACGTTCTTCACCTACCGCATCAGCGTTAGGTATGCGGATGGGGTTGCCCGGCCCCATCTTCCGGCGGAGCTGGCTGATGATGTTGACCACGGCCGCGCCGCAGTCCT